ATGAAACACAAGCCGATCACCACCGACGTACAGGTCCGAAACCTCAAAGCCGCCGCCGAGGATTATCGCCGCCCGGTCGGCGGCAACCTCTATCTGCTGGTCAAGACCAATGGGTCGAAGCTCTGGCGCTACGACTACAAGATCGCGACGCGCAAAACCCTGGCGATCGGTGCTTACCCGGACATCTCGCTGGCGAACGCGATCATCGCGCGCGATGCCGCCCGCGATCTGGTCAAGCAGGGCATCGACCCGAAGGACCACCGCGATCTGACCGAGCAGCGCAAGGCGGAGGCGGAGGCCGCCGAGAGCCCTTTTTCCGCTGACGCCGACGGATGGCTCAAGACCCGCGAGGGCGGCGCGAAGAAAACGTATCTGCGCGACGAGTTGATGGTCCGCTATCTCAAGGACGGCATTCCGGCGGAGCGCGGATCGGCGGCGGTCGCGGGCTTCGGCGCGGTCAATTCCGATCAGGTCGGGATGACCCATCTGCTGCCGCTGCTCAATGCCGTCAACGCTCCGACCCGGCGGCGCCTTCTCTCGGCGGCCCGCAGCGTCATCCGCTACGCGAAGGTGCACGGTCATTTCCCGCATGATCGCCCGTCGCCCTTCGCCGATATCAAGCTCTCCGACGCCTATGCCCCGCACAAGACGAAGAAGCGCGCGGCGATCATCCAGCCGGAACGGTTCGGCGAGCTGGTTCGCCAAGTCGATGATTTCGAGACGGTCTGCACTTCGATGACCGCGCGGCGCCGGAAACTGATCCGCTACGGTCTGCAATTGCTCGTGCTGACGTTCGTCCGCCCGGGCACTCTTGAAACGGCGGAGTGGGATCACTTCCATTTCGGCAAGGATGGGAACTTCTGGATCGTGCCGTTCGCGAAACTCAAGATGCGAACCGAGCGCGCGGCCAAGGGCGCATCTGAGGACGATTTCGTGGTGCCGCTCTCGCGGCAAGCGGTCGCGCTCTTGCGGGAACTACGCACGATCACCGGCACGAGCCGCTACTTGTTCCCCGGCGCCGAGCGCGCCGCGACCGCGAAGAAGAAAGCCAGCAGCGGCATGATCGCCGAGGGCAGTCTCAACAATGCGCTGCACGCGCTGGGGTACAAGGGCAAGCACTGCGCCCACGGCGTCCGATCGAGCGCCTCGACCATGCTGAACCGCGAGCGCGTCGATGGGCGCCGCCGGTTCGAGCCTGCGCTGGTCGAGATGCAGCAGGATCGCCTCGACGCATCGACCCGGGCGATTTACGACCGCGACGATCGCTTGCCCGAGCGCATCGAGCTAATGCAGTTTTGGGCCGACATGGTGGATACGCTGCGCGGTGCTGGTGCCCCAAAATTGCGGGTGGCCGCCTGACCACCGGCACAAACTGCATAATCGAATCGGGCCGCCACGCGCGGCCCTTTTCGTTGCCCACGGCGGTCACGTGACCGTCAATTGCATCATCGACCTATTGCGCGGTATGTCGCCTGCCACAAATTCCCTACAGCGGGATGCAAATTCGATTCGTGGCGGGAATTCATAAGAGGCCCGCCCCCGCGTGATGGCGCGAGGGCGGGCAAGTTAGGCGGGTGGCCTCCTGATCGAAATGCGATCAGGTCGGTGCGTGTGTGAATTCCCGCCACAACCTCAATACGTCGAATGATCCGTTTTGGTCACGTCAAAATGACATGGCAGATGCGATTCATCACCTGAAACGGCGATGACCCGCATCAACCCATGTTCTGCAATTCGCGCGCGGCGGTGATGATCGCCTTTTGGATGTTCTTGAAGTAGTCGGCGTTGATCCGCTCGGCAAAGAAGTCGAGATCGGTGACGTAGCCGCGCCCCTCCTTGCGGATGCGGCCTTGATCGACCAGTGCATTGACAGCGCGACCGACGTTCGAGCGCGGCATGTTGAGAGCTTGGGCGATGCCGCTGACACTGATCGGCGGCTTTCCCGCGTCGTCATTATCCACCACCACCGCCGCGACAAAATTCTCCTCGGCCACCGCGCCGACGTGCTTTCGGCGATAGTCGCGGTGCTTCAACCGGGTGATATCGAGGATCATCCGCGCGACGATCGCCGATTGCCTCCGACGTTTCGCCACCGCTTGTGAAATTTTTTTTGGCTGTCTCATCGTTCGCAATCGCACGGAGAGAAGCAGCGGCGCAAGTGACCATATCGTAATGAATATGCACGTTTGATTTGCTTGCGCATTCGCTGACCTATTTGGACAAACTGCGTCATTGCAGCGCAGCCCTCCACACCTTGTCGCTTCACGGTTGGCGACTGACTGCAACGAAATGTTCGCGGGTATCGAGCACATTGCCGCCATCATTAAATATTCCAAAGTGTCACATGAGCGCTGCGAGCAAATCAGCAGCGTCCCAATCGCAGCGGGAAAACCCGCGCGAGTTGATAAAAGTGTGTGTGGAAATGCGACGGGCCAAGCGTAACTGCGGGGACTGTCAGCTTTGCTGTAAACTGTTGCCGGTGCCACCGCTGCGGAAACCGGCGGGAGCCGCGTGCCGGTTTCAGAAGTTTCACAAGGGCTGCACGGTCTATCATACTCATCGGATGCCGGTGGAATGTGGTGTCTGGAATTGCCGGTGGCTCGTCAATGACGACGCTGCCGAATTGTCCCGGCCCGATCGCTCCCACTACGTCATCGATCTGATGCCGGATTTCATCACCATCACCGATGGTGAGACCAGCGCGAAGCAGAACATTCAAGTCGTGCAGATATGGGTCGATCCGAAATACCCGGACGCCCATCGCGATCCGGCTTTGCGCCGCTGGCTCTATCGCCGCGCGCAGGATGGGACTGCCGCGCTAGTCCGCTTCAATGCACGAGACGCCCTCACGGTGTTTGCCCCGCCCTTCGATCCCAAGGGCGAGTGGCACGAGATTAGCGGCGCGAGGACGGGCCGCACGCATTCATTTGCAGAAATCGAAGAAGCGCTCGGTGGGCGGGCGCGAGCGATCATCGAACCGTAAGCATAAAAGGAGAACTGCACCGGTGCCAAAGACATTTCCCATCATGATCGAGGTCGAGGAGGTGGCGCTCGGCCCAGTGCTGCGCCGTCTCAACGACATGCCCGGGATTGCCAAGCTGCATCTCGATCTTGGCCAAGGCGCCGCCGCCAGGACGGAAGAAAAGAAGGCGCTCGCTCGACCATCCGGCGGCAGCGGTCGCGGCGGCAGTGGCGAGACTGCGCTCGCGAAAGCGGTCGCCGTCTTGATGCACGGCCAGAAAACCGTCGCCGAATTGTCCGCCGAGATCGGCGGGCCAAAGACCCGCGTATATGGCGCGATCCACCAATTGAAGGGCAAGGGCCTCGTCGAGATGGTCGACAAAGGCACCTATAAACTGACCGACAAGGCGCTCGCCGAATTGAACGCGGCGCAGAGCGGCAAGCCCCCATCATTGCCGAAACCGGAGGCACCCGCTTCGGTGGCGAAAACGCCGAGCGGCAGGGCGAAACCGGGATCGGGAAATATCGTCCTGCGCGCCGCGCTTGATGCTGGGCCGGTGTCGCCTACTGACCTTCGCCAGCATATGGCGGCCAAAGGCATGTCGGAGAAATCGATCAGCGGAGTGCTCGATCGCGCCAAGCGCGACGGGCTGATCAAGAGGAACGGCTCTGAGCTTTATGAGCTGACCGTCAAGGGCCAGAAACTCGAATTGGCGGAGGCCGCCAATGGCTGACCTGCGGCTTTATCGCACCTATCGGTACATCGACAAAAATCCGGTGATCGACCGCGTGCGGACCATCATCCAAGACGAGAACCTGTTCAAGCGGCTCGGCATCGTCCACGAAATCTCGGGCGTCGCCACGAGCACCCTCAACAATTGGTTTCATGGCAGCACCCGCAATCCGCAGCACGCCACGATTGCCGCCGTGATCACATCGCTCGGATACGAGGAGCAATTCGTCAAGACCAAGGACATCGATGTCGAACGCGAGCGCAAAGTCGCTGCCGACTGGCTCGCGAAGCAGAACAGCGGCAGCAAGAAGAAGCCCAAAGCGCGGGCCAACGGCCACGCGCGGAAGAAGAAATAAAGGAAACAGCGACGATGGGAAGAAAAGTGGTCCCTGTCCCTGCCCGGCAGAGTGATGTGCGGTCGGCGAACGAGAGTGACGCCCTGATCGGTCAGCGATTGCGAACGCGGCGCATGGAACTGAAAATTAGTCAATCGGAACTCGGTGATGCGCTCGGCGTCAGTTTCCAGCAAGTCCAGAAATACGAGAAAGGCGTCAACCGGGTCGGCGCAGCGCGGCTCGCCGAGATCGCGGAGGTGCTCGACACCAACGTCGACTATTTCATCGGCGATTTGAGTGCCGGGCGTCCCCACGAAAGCAAGCTTGGGGAATTCATGGCGACCAGAGATGGCATCGCCATCACCGAGGCGATGATGAACATCCCGCAGGAGAAGGTGCGGCGGGTTGTCATTGATCTCGCCCGGCGCCTCCGCGAACTCTGCGCCGAGGAATGATCGATCCGGCGGCTTGCTGGCGGAGCCTGCCAGCAAGCCGCTGCCTGATCTGAAGCGTATCGATCGGCCGACCGCCGCCGAAAGAAAAAGAAACGCGCCCATGAACTCCCATGAACGAGCCGTGGCCGATGCCGCGCGCATCATCGATCAATATGCCTTTGGCAAAAACCCGAGCGCGACAATGATCCGGCGCCAGCAGATCGCTATGCGCAAGGCGGGTGACATCCTTGCCGAGCGGCAGGCCGAATTGGCAGCCTTGCTCGACGAGCTCGTCGAGGCTCACCGGCACATCGGCGAATTTCTCAAAATCGCGTCGGCGTTGACCGAGAATTTTCACGCCCAACTCGGTCCTGCAGTTGAGCGCCGGGGCGCGTTGCTCGCTCGCTATGGGAGGGTGACTGATGACGAACGATGACGGCGGCGCCTATGCGGCCACCTTGGCAAGCGATGTGCTGGTCGAGCAGATCAGGCCGATCCTCGCCGGGCAAAATCCCGAGGTGGTCGGCGCCACCCTCGCGCAGTTGCTCGCGATCTTCGTCGCGGGCCACGCGCCGCCGCTGCGCGAGGTCTCCATGCGCATGCTGGTCGAGTGCGCCGAGGGATTGGTCCCGGCCGTGGTCGGCGAAATGATCGATGCGGGCCGCGCGCCGCCTGAGTGGCGTACGGATACCAAGATGCAATGTTCGTGCGCCTCAATAACCCGCGAGAAAACTCGTGACGGTTAGCGGTCCTGATCCGTGGCTTTGAGGATATGGTAAATAGCCACTGGGTCGATCCCGGGAAGAGTATTCGTCATATATTCCTTCCCCGCTCACCCGTACAAACCGCTGGTTCGCAGTGGTGTCGTCCCCAGCACTCGTTTCGATCGAGAAACCGGTCAGCGCAGCCATGTTGAAGGCGATTTGTTTATCAGCGATTGCTGCGTAGGCCGGACAGGCACCGCGAATTTGGGGCAAGCAGATCTTGCAGGACAGCGGATTGGCGCCGCGAAGCTGCTTGTCGGGGCCGCCGTAACGGATGCACCACAGGATCTCCGCACAAGTCGATGAGTGCACCTTGCGTCCTTGGGAGGCGACCCAGATTAGCCGCTCAAGTTTTCCGAGAATGTCACAAGAGGCAAAAAGCGCGGCATAGCTTGATCGGTTGGAGAGTTCGAAGCCGAGCGGCCAGTTCAAGAATGTCTTCACCCAGATGTCTATGGGCAGGGCCGATTTCGCGCCGAAGCACTGCTGAGCGAACAGTTGAATGACCTTCGGCGTCTGGTAGCTCCCCTCAAGTTCAAAGTACATCTTCGCGCATGTCGACGGCGAAAGCGCCGCCGGATGCCACCCCTTTCGCCTCAGGTCCCGGAGCATCATCAGCGAGATTATCGAACGGTGAGGGCCGCGATTGAAGGCATTGTAGTTCTCAAAGAGCGCTCTCCTGATCGGATCCCGCTCCGCGTCAATCATCTCCAGCACTGAGTCCGTGTTCAGCTTGCGGCCGACGCCGGTCCTGACCATCTTGAAGGCGCTGAATTTCAGGCCGTCGAACTCAACGTCGTCGCAGTACTTGGACCCGAAGGCTTCCGCCGCCCTGACAAGCTCTCCGAATTTCGGAAACAGGTTTAGCGGATTTGAGCTGTCTTGAAGTTCCTCGAAGGTCGGTAGCAGATAGAAATCGACGTTGATCAAGTTGCCGGTCGCGATCCGTTCGCCAAAGGCCGCAGCGAAATAGTGTGTCTGGATGAGTTCTCCCTTTCGGCCTCCGTCCGAATTCCAACTGGCGATGAATCTCACCAGCCCGAACACCCCATCCCAGCACCTGCCGAACGGGAGTGCGTTCCCAAACGCTGGGGCAATGATCTGGTGCCACAATTCCTCGATAACTTGGTTGGCGGGCACCAATGCCCCGCCTAACCGTCCCTTGAGGTCGGAAAGGGAAATGCGCTGGTTCAGTCCCAGTCGCTCCCGGACCAGTTCCCTAACCAAAGGCTCGTAGCGGGCATTCTCAGCGCGGCCCAAGTCCTTGTTCAGCACGACCCCGACTGCGGCCCCGTTCGGGGTCAGGTTGAGGTACTGGATGAACCCATATACGCGATCACGGAACGTGGGCCGCTGACCGGGTTCCAACTCAGGGTCGAGCGCATGGAAGTACAGAACGGGAAAGAGCGGTAGATCCGGATCGTACAGGTAGGTGAGCGGAAGCCATTCCGGAGGAAAGTCGGGAATGTGCAGCTCTACACGGGCGGAAAGGCTCTCGAACGGCATTCATAACGAATGCTGGAATGTGCAGTTGCGAGTCAACTGGTCTTGAAACCCAAGTTGAAGAACCTTCGGCTAGGTCGCGGTTCCTTCCACCCGTTCGCGTGACGCCGCTAGGCCGGATTTCCACAAGAGAACGATGTTGGTCGAGAACAGATTAAGAACATCTTCATTGTTCGCTGGGAATCTTTGTGTCACTTTGAACAAAACTGGCACAGCGATTCGGGGGCTACGTGAAACAGAAAAAGGTCACTGCATTTACACGGCTGAGCCAGCAAGCGGGATTTTCCTTCGAAGAATCAATAGAGCACATAGGGGTTTCACGGAGTTCCGCTTACCGATACCGGAACGGGAAGAGCAAGCCCAAGGCGGCAGCGATGAAACTACTTGCGCAGGCCGCTGCCGCGCGGATGGTCTCGACCCCGGGGTGGTTCACGTTCATCGACCTCTTCGCCGGGATCGGAGGGCTGAGAAAGGGCTTCGAAAGCATCGGCGGACGCTGCGTCTTCACGTCTGAATGGGACAAGTACAGCCAGAAGACCTACGCCCAGAATTTTCCGGACAACCACCCTATCGCGGGTGACATTCGCCCATTCTCGAAGAAGCCTTCCTTGATACCGGCCCACAACGTCCTGTTGGCAGGGTTCCCCTGCCAACCATTCTCGCTGGCCGGCGTGTCCAAGAAAAACTCCCTCGGCCGTCCGCACGGGTTTCTGTGCGACACGCAGGGAACCCTCTTCTTCGATACAGCGCAGATCATCGCCCATCATGAGCCCGATGCTTTCGTGCTCGAAAACGTCAAGAACCTGATGAGCCATGACGGCGGAAAAACCTTCGGCACCATCATGCACGTGCTGGAGGAAGAGCTGGGCTATCAGGTTCAGGCCCGCATCATCAGCTCGGAGCCTTGGGTGCCACAGAGGCGCCAGCGGGTCGTCATCGTCGGCTTTCGCAAGAAAAATGACTTCGACCTGAATGCGCTCGTCCTTCCCGACCCTTCAAAGGGTCCGAAGCTTGGAAGCATCCTCGAAGAAGAGGTCGACCCGAAGTACACACTCACGGAGCACCTCTGGAACTATCTGCAGGATTACCGGAAGAAACACGAGGCGGCAGGCCATGGCTTCGGCTACAGCCTGTTTGGTCCCGACGACGTAACCCGAACGCTGTCAGCCCGGTATCACAAGGACGGTTCGGAAATCCTTATCGCCCAGCCCGGTAATCGTCCCCGCCGACTGACCCCGCGCGAATGCGCGCGGCTCATGGGCTTTGATGAAGAGGGAAAGCCGTTCAATATCCGTGGTGTGTCCGACACGCAGCTCTATCGTCAGTTCGGCAACTCCGTGGTGGTCCCGATGGTTAAATTTGTGGCCGAGAACATGAAGACGCATCTGGCCAGGGCTATCCAGCCTGGTGCGGAAAGACAGAGGCGTCTCGCCCTTGGCTGACGTCGTTTCTGCCGAAACCCGAAGCCGGATGATGTCCGGCATTCGCGGCAAGAACACAAAGCCGGAATTGCTCCTGCGGAAGCTGCTTCACGCGCGCGGCTTTCGCTACCGCCTTCACACGCGTCTCCCCGGCAAGCCGGACCTTGTTTTTCCAAAGCACAGGGCCGTCATTTTCGTCCATGGATGTTTCTGGCATCGCCACGAGTGCCAAATCTTCAAGTGGCCCAGCACCAGATCAGAGTTCTGGCGAACTAAGATCAACGGAAACGCCGACCGCGACCAGAGGAATGTCGCCGTACTTCTCAAGGATGGCTGGCGTATTGGGATTGTCTGGGAATGTTCGCTTCGCGGCAAGGACGAAGTCAGGATTGCCGACAGGTGTGCACGATGGCTCAGCTCAGGCAACAAGCGGCTTGAGATCTGATTACTTGCCGAACAGGTTCGCCATGTGCCACGCCCACGCCTCTGGAGCCGGCGTCTTGCCTGCCTTGCTGGGCGGAGTCGGCTTCTTTCCCGCGTAGTCATTCAGCAGGTGGTTGCTGCCCTTGCCAGCCGCTCCCGGAGAAATGACGATCTTGCCGTCAGGCCCCACGCCCCACAGGCCCTTGTCGAATGCCCAGTGATGGGACCGGCAAAGGGCGATTCCGTTGCGGGCATCGTCAGCTCCCTTCTTTGAGCGAGGGACTATGTGGGCCGCCTCAACCTCAGTCGCCTTGAGTGAAGCGAATCCCAGCCCGCATACGGCGCACTTGTTGTCGTAGTAGTCGGCCGTCAGTTTCTGGAAAGCCCTGCCGCGCGCAATCCGCTTTGACCTCGTCTCGACGGTCGCAGCTTCATTGTCCATAAGCACAAGCGGTTTCTGCTCGTGCTCAATTTGCTCCTTCTCGGCCTCTTCGAACTCTGGCTCTGAGACAGGCGGGTCCAGCGGTTCAGCTACTCCCCAACGCTTTCCTGAGGAGGCGCGCAGAACTGCCTTGTGCTTCTCCGTTCCCTTCTTCACCAGCGTCATACGGTAAAGGGAGCGGTCGGTCAGGTTCCTCTCAATCAGCAGAATGTCATCCGCCGACGCCTTGTCACGAAGCGGGCCCAGGGCGCCCGTGATGCGTCGCTCCGGTGATCGCGCACCACCCCATGTCTGGAACTGATAGCGCGTGCTGACCTCAGCTACTTCCTTGCCTCCAACAACAAGGATGCCCGTTATCTGCTCACTGATTGTGGGAGTGGCGGCAGAAGTCTTGCCCGAGAGCTGCGGAAAATAGGGATCAAGGTCCTTGGGAATAACGATACCGCCCTGATGGCCCTCGGCCTCTCCGGTATCATTATGTGCAAGCTGCTTGAATACCGGCGTATCAAATTCGAGTTCATCCACGGCGCAACCCCCGTGGGCAGAACTAACTGATTCGCTCTAGAGTCGTGACTCGATTCTCAGCACGAAGATCGGCGCTGCGGCTATGGCTTTTCTGGATCATGCCGCCGCTTCGCGATCTTCCTTATCGGCTCCGCGCGCGACGATCCTTAACAGGTCATCAGCCAAAGGCCGTTGCAGTACCTTCGCCTCATCCCATGGCGCGCGCATCCATACGTCGCGCTCCTCATCGGTAGTCAGGATCACCGGCATGGCCTTGGGGTGGATCGGCTCGACAATCGCGTTCGGCGCGGTGGTCAGAAAGCCGTAGACCAAATGCGGGCCAGGGATCGGCTTGGACTTGGTGCCCCGGTCGCCCTTGAACTCGGTCCAGATGCCCGCGAAGGCAAACAGCGGACGGTCCTCATTCAGCGCAAACCAGACCACGTCCTTTTTCTTCGTCTCCGGGTTCGGCTCCGGCGCGTATTCGGCAAAACTGTTGGCCGGGACCAAGCACCGGTTCTCCGGCTTGAGCCATCCCCGCCAGTGCGGCGACGACGTGTTGCGGATGTTGGTTACCGGCGGGCCGCCAGTGCGCGGCGGGGGCGGCATGCCCCACCGCATCAGCACCATCTCGCGCTCATCGCCTGCGTTGCGCACGACCGGCGCCGGATAATCTGGAAACACGCCTGGCATCGGCGGCAAGTTGCCGACGTAACGGTTGATCACGCGGAACAGGGCGCGGATCGCCTCTTGGTTCGTGGTGACGCTGTATAGATTGCACATCAGGAGTTGGAGGTCTGGTCTTTTCTGCCGCCGCCGATGCTGTGGGGCTTGTTTAAGAAGAACTGCCTATTGCCTAGCGCCGCCTCGGCATACTGGTCGATCGCGACGATAATCGCTTGGACATGTTGATAGCACCAACCCTCGCGGGTGGCCCTGATCCTGACCTCAGCCAAGGCTTTTATCCACGGCGAATGGTCGTCCTTCTCGTCGTACCATTGGGGGCGCTCGGTCACCATGAGCGGCCACCCAGAACCCGGCCTTTTGCAGGTGGAGGCTGTTCCTTTTTGAGTTGGTCTCGTTTGGCGCAGAGTTCGTCGATCTTGTTGAGCATCCGGTCCAAGAGTGCTTCGGCTGATGCGGTCGGAATTCCCGCGCGTTGAAGCTGTCGGATTTCGCCGCGCTGGCGATGCACTTGGGTCCGCATCCGTTCGATTTCGCGCCGCACAAAATCAAGCTGCATACCATTCTCGCTCGGCCAGGGCCTTTTCGATCTGGCGAAGGACAGCCGTCACCGGTCGGCCTTCTCTTTCGAGGAGGCGCAGGCGGTGCCAAAGCCGGATGATTTCGCGTTCTCGATCGGCGTCCATCGACGTTCACTCAGGGACCGCCCACCGTGAACGAAAAGAGAACATGTGGCAAGCCGCTACGGATTGGGCCATGCCGGAAAAGGGACGCTAGGCACGGCGATGGACGCCCGAACCGTGGCATTTTTGCCACAAATGCATATCTCCCCGGGCATGGCCCAAAAGTTCGACTTTGCCATCCCGATCAGGGGAGCAAAGGTTCCATCAGGTCCCGACTGGCTCCATGAGATCAAGCACGACGGCTACCGCATGATGGTGGTGCGGGAGGCCGATCGCGTGCGCCTGATCACCAAGGGCGGCTACAACTGGACCAAGCGCTATCCGTGGATCGTCGAGAGCGCCCTGAAAATCCGCACCCAGCAATTCGTCCTCGATGGCGAAGCGGTGGTGCTCAACGTCGATGGCATGTCCGATTTCGACGCCCTGCATTCCCGCAAGCACGACCACGAGGTCCAATTCTACGCCTTCGATATGCTGTCCGGAGATGGTGACGACTACCGGCGCCTGCCGCTCTCGATGCGGAAAGCAAACCTGGCGCGATTGCTCGCCCGCCGGGCGGAGGGGATCTTCCTCGCCCCGTTCGAGCAAGGAGAAATCGGCCCCGATCTATTCCGCCACGCCTGCATCATGGGCCTCGAAGGCATGGTCTCAAAGCACGCCGATCGCGCCTATTGCCCGGGCCGCTGCACCCACTGGATCAAGAACAAGAACCCGAAGCATCCCGCCTTTAGCCGGGTCAAAGACCAGTTCTAGCGCGCACAAAAAAAGCCCCGCCGAAGCGGGGCCGAGGTCAGGGAGATCGGTCTATCGTCGCGCGCGGTTATTTCATGCAATGGCTCGCGATCTCGGCAAGCAGAGCATCCTTGCGCTCGACCGCCTGACTGATCTCTCGCAGCAGGAAGGCGAAGCCGATCAGAAAAAGCAGATTGATGACCACGACGGCCAGCACCATCGGCTGCCCGCGCAAGCTATCGACAATGTCGCCGATCGCCTTGCGCATGATCACACCGCAGCGAACGCCCGCGAACGCGCCGTCCAGATCGAGGCCAGCGCGAACTCGATGTCGCCATCGGGCACGTTGGAGCCCAGAGCGGTAGGGTCGCTTTCGATGGTTGCCGCGATGGTGGGGTTCGACGAGATGACGTGCGCGGAGACGAGTTGCGGCTGTTCATCACCCCTGATCACGCGGGCCGCATAGTCGATCCGTATCTCATGATCAGCAGTCGCCGGGTCTTCGCTGGAAACATTCTGCGCGGTCTTGAACATCAGCATCATGACACGACCGGCGAACTCCTTGTCCGACGCTGTAGCGATTAGGTCTATGGCGGCCATCTCAATCTCCAAGAATTTGGCGGATCGTCTTTCCTTCGTAGCTGTCGAGCGATGGGTTGATCGCCGATGGCCTCGGGTGGATCGGTACGGCGTTATCGACGTAGCTTTGGTAGGGAGCGAAGTCGGTGATCGGCTCGTTAGGCTGAACGTGGCTGACGTACTCGATCTCGCCTTGCTCGCCATACCACTGCACGCCGCTGATGTTGCTGGCGAGTAGCTCCGAGCAATCCGACCGGCAGACCTCGCCGTCGATCACCACGATATTGTCAGCGACGCTGATCGACACTCTCATCTGTCAGCCTCTTCTGGGCCTGCTGGGCCGCTGTATCAACGGCGGCGATGACGCCCGTGATCATGCCATTGCGGAACGTCTCCATCGCCGCGCCGGTCTGTCTTTGCATCTGGGCATTCTCGATCAGCAGCATCGGCAACAAGGCCACCGCACACTGCCAGTCATCGATCATTTCCTCGCTCTGCGGGTTCTTGCCGACCACCCGGCACCACCATGGGCACTTGTGGCAGACCTCGCTCATGTCCTGCTTGTGCAGCGGACAGATCGAACCTTCATCGGCGTGCGGGATTTTGGCCATCAGTCTTTGCTCGCAAGGATGACGTCGATGTACTGGATCGCCATCATGATCGGGTGATTGTGCGCGCCGCCGCTCGTGTTGTTGGAGGCGACGCTGATGCCAACGGAGGCCTGATGGTAGCCGATATCTACCAGAGCACCTGAACCCGGCGCACCAAGCGTCCAGAGGGTGGACGGGCCGCTATACATTTGGATCGATGAGTAGGCTCCCGTGACACCTGCGACACGAATGCCAGAATTGGCATGTGGATAAACGACGATGTTGTTCGCCCCGTATGATCCGATGCCACCGGGAAGCTCTCCCAGCGTCAGGGTGTGATTGCCGACCACGGTCTGCGCCATCACCGTCGAGAACGCATTGGAGCCGCCAGCACCGCCGCCATTGCCGGAGACGACGCGCAGCGCCTTGTCGTTGTGCGTCGTCAGTTTGGTCCAGCCGGTCGGCGCGGCGGCCTGATAGAACAGCATCACCGTGCCGGGCGTGAAAGCCGCAACGGTGACCGGCGACCATGCCGCCGATTGCCGCGCGTACTGCTTGCCATCAATTGGCGCTTCCGGCACCGGACCAGTCGGGCCTTGAATGCCTTGCGGACCTTGCGGCCCGACCAGTGATGTCCCCGCAGGCCACGCTCCACCGGCTTTCGGGCCAAACATGAAGTGGGTCGCCGTGTTGATGTAGAAGTTGCCATCGACACCAACGCCAGCAGCGGGATCGGTCGCTCCGTACAGCACGGTGTTGCCGGGAATGCCTTGGATGCCCTGAATGCCCTGAATGCCCTGCGGGCCTTGCGGTCCGATCAGCGACGTGCCCGCAGGCCATGCCCCGGCCGCCTTCGGACCGAACATGAAATGCGTGGTGGTGTTGATGTAGAAGTCGCCGTTGACGCCGACCACCCCAGTCGGATCGCTGGTGCCGTAAAGGACCGTGTTGCCGGGGTCGCCCTGCGGCCCCACGTCGCCCTGGTCACCCTGGTCGCCCTTATCGCCCTTCTCGCCGGGCTCACCACGGTCACCCTTGTCGCCCTTGTCGCCCTTGACGCCCTGCGGACCTTGTCCGGGCACCTCGATGACGGTGATGTCATCCGGCTCGGCAATGATCGTGACGGGTGCCGCATCAGGGGCGACGACCACAACCTCATAGGTCATCGCGTCGGTCCAATCGCGTGCGTCAGCGCGCCGTGCCAGACTTCCTCGCGCATCCCGTCAGGCCGCCGCCGGATTAGCGAATGCACGTACTCGTCGGAGCGCAGGATTTCGAGCTCGGCGACCGGGATGGTGATCTTGAACTCGCCGGTCGTGCCGGGTGCGATCTCGATCTTCGTGTTGTCGGTCGAGAGGTCGAGGTACACTGTTGGCAGCTCTGCCTTGGTGCGGACCATCATCTCCAGCTTCGAGCCGGTCAGATCAATCGCTGCGCCCCCAATCGTCTTGTAGAGAAACGAGCGCACGAAGTCGCTGTCGCTTCTGGTGATGATGTTGACCACCGTCATCGCAACTCCTCCGTCGCGCTCAGACCCTGATGGCGTCGAACTTTGCCTTGATCTGCTCCCGGTGGGTCAGCGCCCCGGAGAAGATCGATGCGTTGATGCTGGCCTCAGCGCTGAAGCATGCGGCCACGAACTTTGAGACGATGGTCGCCAACTCGATGATCGTGGCTGCATCGAGGGCGATGAACTTGCCGTCCATCGTCTTCCACTGCGTGGTGAACTTCGGGTCGTTCAGCGCCACCATGTGCAAGGCAACGAGCCGCGCCTGACTGTCCCGGTCAGTCGCGATTTGCGTGCCCTTGAAGGTGATGCCGGACGTCTCCCTGACGTAGCGCTCGAACGTCGCGAAAGCGACAAGCTCTGCGCCGGTATGCGCGAAGCCCAAATCATAAATCTCTTGCGCAACCTTCTTGAACTCGTCGGGGATGGTGAACTTCTCGCCGTCCCACAGCGGCTGGCATCGCGGCTCCTTGGCAAGGAGCCGCGCCGAGAATGTCGAGACCTGTTCCGGCCTCATTTTGAGCGCGAACATCACCGAACCCTCGCGACTGACACGTTTGTGGAATAATCCAGATTGTAGGCAGCCTGACCGGGATTGATCTGCTCGGCCGTGACATTCAGGTAGTAACCCGCCGCCACGTCGATCACGCAGGCACTCGCGCCGTAGCATTCCTTGATGTAGATGCCGCCGCCGGTTGATTGCCAGCCAGCGCCGATCTGCACGAAATTTCCGTTGAGGTAGATGTGACCGCTGCGCAGGCCGGTATACGGATCGCTGCCGCTGTGCGAAGCCGTCAGCGTTCCGCACAGGATTTGATAGCGACCGGCCACCTGAAAGACGCAATAGCCGTTGCTCAGCACGACGTTGCCCGCGCTGCCGCCACTCATGCCGGTGAACGGCGTCATCACCTTGGTGTAGTACGGCGCATAGACGGTGCCGGACCCGGTGAAGTTCGCAACGTCGGCGAACGGCGCGTTGGGCAAGTTGTAGATGTTGATCGAACCAATCGCCAAGTCGCCGTTCAACTGCCACTTGGTGCCGTCGTAGATCAGCTCCACGACCGCGCCCGCCGGAATGTCGCCAGCCTGCAATGCCGTGCCGTCCGGCCGCACCACCGACTTGACGCCGATGCCGCCCGTGACGTTGAGCGTCGTCGGGCCGGTGTTGCGGTTGGCGGCGAGCACCAGCCCGATCTGCCCGGCGACCAGCGAGGTGATGGCTGGCGTAAACGACACCACCATCGCATTCACGCTGCCGCTGTCGGCACCGTAGGGGATGTTGACGGCGTAGTTGTTGATGGTCTCGGCGACGCCGGTCCCTTGGAAGTTCGCCATCTGCCACACCGAGCCGTCCCAGATCAGTTCGGTGACGATGTTGGCGGGCAGGTCGTTGTCGTTGAGCAGCGCGCCGGATGCGCGCTTGATCTGGTTGACGCCGGTCCCGACATCCAGCGTTGCCGGTCCCGTGTTCTTGGCTCCGATCTTCTTGATCCGCACGGTAAGGCCGGGCGTCAGCGCCGTGATCGCGGGAGTGAGCGAGGCCACCATGGCGTTCGCAGTGCCGGTGTCGACGGCGTAGATCACCTTGCCGGACTGCACCGCCTTGCTCAGTTGGCGCAGATCATCGTTGGTTGGCGTCAGTCCGCTCTGGGTGATGAAGCCGACGATCTCGCGCTGCGGATATTCAATCGATGCCGCTGGCGGGATCGAGCCCATGCGCCCGATGCTTGGATCGCCGTTGATGTAGGGCGCGTCGGGATCGGATATGCCATAGGGCGGATTGTATTCCATCGCACAACCTCTAGGGTGTCCCGGCCATCGAACCGTTGTCGGCCAGCGAGCTGTAGTCAAAGATGATTTCGGTGTGGGCGGGTTTGTAGCGGCGCAGCAGGCACTCCAGATCGGTCGCAAGCCCGATGCGCAGATGCGGATCGATGCCGACCTGTCCTGACGTCACGCGAAACCACGTCAACCGCGCGCCAGCCACATGCACGATCCAGTAGAACCTGTTCTCCGGTGGACCGAAGAAGTACGTCGGCTCGCCTGTGTCGAAGTCGCGATGCTCGCCAACACGGTCGAGGCCGACCATGAACGGGCGAAATTCAGTGATGAAGATCGTGTAGCCAATCGCGGCGGCCAGCGCGATGAAGAACTCCCGCGACTGCGCGCCCATCATGGTGATGCGCGCTATCAGCGCCGCACGCCGCGCATCCATCGACAGCGGCTCTGCGAGGCACCTATCGGGCAGGCCGAATGCGCGCTCCCATTCCGGCATCATCTCGATGGTGGTGTATGGATCGCTTTCACGCTCCAACAGATCGGCGGCGCGGGCATCGACAAATCCGAAGATGCCTGCGAGGCCACGAACCGCGCGCATCAGCACGCTGTCGTCGCCGCGCGGCCACGCCTGACCATACGGCAACAACCCGGCCAGCGCGTCGGCGTAATCATCGGCGGTGCGCCGGACGTGCCGGTCATACTGCATAGATGATCGACCCCAGCACGGCCATGTGCCCCGGCGACGGCATGACGTGATCCGTCATCTCAAGGCGGAAACTGTCGACACCAGAGGCGTCCAAGATTGCCTCGCTGACCCACGCCGCATAAATCGTCTGCGCCGCCTGCGCGACTCCATCGATGGCGTGCGCGGGCGCAGCACTGCGCTCCAGCATCTCGCGCACCGACACTTCGATTGCGGCGCGCGTCGAAGCCAGATCAGGCGTCAGCGCATGGATTGTGAAGTCGACCGGCTCGGGGATCGGCGCAACCACGAAGAAGTCCTTGACCGCGACCGGGCGCATTCTGTCGAGATACCTTGCCACCGTGTTCAGGTCTTCGACGAGCGGGAAGCCGTCCGTTGAGCTACGCAGTTCGTCCATCATAAAGCGAACAGTCACGGTGCCCATGCCCATCTCCAGCGGCGAACACCATGCGCGCGTGACGCCTGGCACTGCCATTGCCCACGCCACATAGTCGTTGGCGTCGCCGCCCATCGGTGGTTGCTGGATGCGGAACAGCACGCGGGCGCGCAATTGCTCGTCGGTCTCGGTGTCGGTGCCGCCGGTCATCGAGACGACCGTCGCATCACCATCGACGCCGGGGATGCCGTCAGCCACGGTCATCACATCACCCTCGTCGAGGTTGCCAACCACGCCAGCCGATAGGCAGATCACATCAACCGGGGTCGGGTCTGCATCTATCGTGATCTGCTCGGTGGTCTCGTAGCCGATGCCCGCCGCGCTGGTGAGGTTCGTGGCATTGGGGACGATGATCCCTTGCATGCCGGTCAGGGTGACGCGGCCTTGCGCATAGGTCGCGGCCTTGCGGCCTTTCGAGCCGTCTGCATTCACGAGCCAGATTTGCCCATGGCGATCGAGCCATTCGGTCTCGGCTGTATCAGGCAGCAACTGCTTTGACAGCCAATCGATATAGAGTAGCACCAGATGGGCGAGACCTGCCTTGGCATCGCTCATGATGCGCAGCACGGAGTTCGGGATCAGGCTTTTCGCGCCAAGCTGCGAGGTCACGTAATCGCGCGTCAGGCGACGCACGTCCTTCAACGTCGGTGTCGTCCACGGCATTCATGCGACCTTGATATCGTCCCACAACTCGGCGTAGCGAAGCTCGATCGCGGGCTCGGGACCGCGATAGAGCGCGATCCGAACATCGATCCGATTGACATCGGCGCGCTCGGCAATGACCGTCACCTTCGACACGATCTTGCGGTCGATGAACGGGCGCATCGCCTCGCGCGCGTAGGCTTCCGCCCTGGCGACCGTGCCGCCATCAGCCGCGAGCGATGATGTGATCTTGGCGCGGCGGAGCAGCCAAAGCCGCGAGCCGACCGGCCAGCCGCCCCAAATCTCGTCGGCATCGAGATCGCCCCACCATCCGCGCCGGTCATCGTCATCGAGTCCGGGCAACACATCGCTCTTGTTCGCAAGCCGATCCGATGCGAGCGCGACGATCGCGGCCGACGCGAGGCCCGCATCCTCCTCGATCAGGTTCGCGGGCGACATGAGCCAGTCCATCTCGACTGCCTCGCGCGGGAAGTCGATCCGCTGGACATACGCGACATCGGGCATCTTACGGCTCGGTATCCATCGAGGTCGGCGGCCCGGGCTTCGGCGCCTTGACCAGCACCGCGCCATCGCCGCTCGGCTGGGTCGTCATGCCGACGCCGCCGTTGACGCCATAGACCGGATGGTCCGCATCCTCGGAGCCGAGGCGGACTTCGCCGATCAGCGTCCAGCGCTTGGCGCCTTTGTCGTAGTAGCCGACGACCGTGTCGCCGACGCGGAATTCGATCCGCCCTTTGGTGCAGCGCACCTCGGTGTTGACCGACTCGCCCTCGTGCTTGAAGTCCTCGGCCTCTTGCGCCTGCTGCGCTTCAAACTGCCCCAGCGTCAACGGCGGCAAACGATCGTGCGCCCGTCGCTGGTTCACGTCCGAATGCCTTTTCGGCCGCTCCTGCTTTTTCTTTTCGACATGCCGCAGCGAGACCATGCGCTCAACGTTCTTGCCGTCCTTGTCCTTGCTATCGAGCGAGAGCAGGAAGAGGCCGGTGCGCCGCATCAGCGTCATCTGGCCGATATCATCGTGCTGCGCGTTCTCGCCCGGCTTCAATCCGCGCGGGCGGTGCCGCCGATCATCGAGCGCCAGGACGACTGGATGATTTCGCTGGCCGCCCATGAATGCCACGATGGCCTCGGCGGCTTCGCCCTTGATCGCCGACGCCTTGCCGTCCTGCACTCCGCCTTGCTGCTGCTCGTCGCGCGGCAACGGCGTGGCGGTGAACCCGTAGTTTTGCGCCTGCTCGATCCGCTCGCGATTGTCGCCCTTGTCGCCGCCGAACGTGAAATCGGCGGCCAACTCCTGCATCATGCGGCTCGGGTCGGCTTTGTTGATCGTGATCCGTGCCAGCGTGTGATAGGTCCGCATCATCGCTTCGGCAGGATTGAACCGCTGCATCAAATCGCTCCTATACGCAGATCGGGTTTGCCGTTCATGTGCTGCGGATCGACCATCTCCAACGTGGTGATGGTGCCGCCAGCGCTCGATTGCTCGTAGACGACGCATCGGCACCCGAGCGTGTGATCGAGCATCAGCATCGGCGAATAGACCCGATAGTAGTCGCCCGCTTTCCAGAGTGCGCCGCCGGGCCGGACCCATCCCTGCACGGTGATATGAGCCTCGACCGATAACCCGTCGGTGAAATTCAATTCGAGATTGGCGCGCTGTTGCAGGCCGTGCTTGGTATCAGCGATGTCGGTCATCACCACGAGCGGACGGTTGCGGGTCGACTTGCCCGGCACCTCGGCGATCATCTTGTTGACCGGGTCGCCCCATTGCGCGTCTGAGCCGTTCGCCTGACCCATCGCGAAGATTTTCGAGTAGACGTTCTCGTCGCGGATCACCGCGTTGGCGCGCAGGATGTTGCGGCCCTCGACCAGCGCGTCCGTGCCGGTCGCGGCATGATCCCCGAGCGCGACGAGCTGCCCATCGGGCGACGACCCGACCACGATCTTGCGCATGCGCGCGTATCGCTCGATCGCTGCGGCGACGATCTCGCCGGGCTGGACGTGCATGTTCTTGAACGGTGCGTCGTCGATCTGGCCGACGGTCTGCAGGCCGATCCCATAGGGCGCGATCATGGCTTGCGTGAACGAGCGCCACGAGTGCCCGTCATAACTGCCCGATTGCTGATAGATCGAGGTGTTGGTCAGATCGAAGGTCTTGCCCACGCCGACGATGCGAACACCGTGGTTCTTGGCGTCATAGCCGACGTGACGCTCGGTGACGTAGCCGAAAACCGCCTGCTGCCCGGCCAGATAGACCTCGACCACATCGCCCGGCTTGAATTGCAGCGCGGTCCATGACGACGGCACCGCGATGAATTCGGTGCACTCAAAGGTGAAGCGCGGGAACCACTCGGTGATCCGATTTTCGACCTGTACCGATGTCCAGTCCCGAAACCTCATGCCGTTGACGCGAAGCTCGGCGATCTCGTCGGGACGCTTTGCCATCAGACCGCCAGCATGCGCCCCGTCATCGGCATGAAGGCGGGATGCACCACCTTGTTCTCGTCGATCAGTTCTTGCGCCCGATCGGCGTCGGCGTAGGCGCGCTGCGCCATGGTCAGCGCGGGCATCACGCCCGCGAAGCTGTAGTTGATGACGCGCGGCAAAGTCCGCCCGACATCGACGAGCCGTTTGATCACCGTCGCTTGCAGATTGATGATCGCCATATAGCTGCCCGCGTCGAGATCGTCGGAGGCGACCTCGGCGGCGTCGGAGAACGCTGCCGACATTTCCGTCGCCGTGTTCGATGCGTCATCGCGCGACGCAAAGACCATACCGGCCACGATCCGCGCCTCCTGCGCGAGGCAAAGCCGGATGATGCAGAGCACGGTCAGCGTCGCGGGCAGACTGATCGGGCTTTCGCTCTCGGCGGCTAATCGTACCTGGCCCATGCTGGTCAGGCTGGCGCCCGCGATGCGCGCTTGATCGAGACAGGCTCGCATCGCCTCGGAGAAGCCGTGCGAGGTCAACAGATCACCGGCATGCGCGACCATGGCGCCGACCGCGTGACGCAATTCCGAGGCGTTCGCGCCCTTCCGCGCCGCCGGGACCGTCGACAGGATCACCGGCCCGATCCGCTCGACGATCGCGATGCACTCGTCGGCCTCGTTCCCGCTCATATGCTCTCCATCATGTTCGCAGTCATGGCCTCGACGCCCCGCGCCGCGTTGCTGATCGCGCCTTGCGTATCGACCGAGGCGGCGTTGGCCTCGAAACCGGGCGTGCCGTACTCGATGAAATCCATCTCGACGGCGCACATGCCGCCTTTCTCGCGGCTCTCGGTGACCGTGTAGGGCCCCGCCATCACCTCGATGTCCTCGCCCATGTAGGGCATCGGCAGGCGCAGCGTGCCCGGGCCGTCGGCCTCTAGCGCGGCGATCAGCGCGTCCTTCTGCTGCAAGTAGTTCGGGCCGATCAGATAGCCTTGCACGTGAAATCGGCGCGCCGCGCGGCCCATGTCCTCGGCATATGGATCGTCCCGCTTCGGATACTCGTGCAGCACTACGCGGCGCCCGGACGCGCGCGCATCGGTCTCGACATGGAAGAAGGCGCCCCGGAACGATGCGGTCTGATACCGATCGCGCCACGGATTGTGAACATCGCGGATTTGCATCAGGAGCTTCCGCCGTTGCCACCGCTATCGATCGCCGATCGGTCCATTTGCTTGTAACGTTGGACACTCGTTGACTGGAAAAAGCCGTCCGAGTTGGCGTCGTATTTGACGCCCGATCCCTCGGTCCAAAGCTTGATGTTGACGTTGCCCTTCGGCTCGATCTTGCCGCCGAGGCTGTCGTCGATCCGCCGATAGGAGAATTGCGCGTCGGTCGGAAAATTCTTGGCCGTGTACCCCATCTGCGTCGCCGCAGCGGACGTGATGTCGATGCCGCGCCCGGTGCGCGCCGCCGGGCCGATATCGGTTTGCGGCAACATGAACTTGCGCCCGTCGGGTGTCGTCACCTCGTACATCTTGCCGAGGCCCTCGCGCGACGGCAGCGCGATCCCGGGCACCGTGTTCGATTGACCGGATGCGGTCTTGCGGCCCGCCGGTTCGGACGGATCGCTCCATCCTGGCGAACTGCCGAACCATGATCCCTTGACCGTCTTGCCCTCAGCCGCGACCGCAGGCGCGAGCTTCTCGGCGGTCTCGGGCGCCACGCCGTTGCGCACCAGCGCATCGCGCGCGGCCTTCACGCTCTCGATGCCGAAATGTCCGGTATCCTTGCGGCGCCAGTTGTGGCCGGAGACAAGGCCCCACTTTTTCGCAAGCTCGTCCTCGGTCTCGAAAGGCAGGGTCGAGCCGCCGCGTCCCCGGATGCCGTAGCCGACCTGATTGATGTCGATCGCGGCGCCGATCGGATGGCCGCTCGCATTGTGCGGGCGATGGCCGAGCGTGCCGCTCTCCGGGCCAATGACGCCACCGGCCTTCTCGTAGTCGTTGATGAAGCCCTGAAAATTCTGAGCGAACCGGGCATCGACCTGATACTTGCGCCCGCCCGATGTCGTCACCGTCGCCATGCCGCTCCGCTGGATCGGCGTGCCCGCAGGCGCCGTGATCCCGGCGCTGCCGCCGCCGCTCTCCATCGAGCGGCGCCCGCCGATCGCATCTGACTGCGGCCCGGTCAGCGGGTTGGCGCTGCTCTGGCTGTTCCCGCCGAGGGGATTGTTGAATGAGCGAGGCGTCGTGCCGCCGCCGCCCTCGGGGATAACGGAATAGCCGCCGCCGCCGAAGGGGCGGCCCATGCCGCCGCCGCCACCACCGAAAGGTCCGCCGCTACCGCCGGGATGGTACGCCGCCGCGACCACACCACCACCACCGCCGCCGCCACCGGGAGCGGCGCCCATGGTGAAACTCATCTTCTCGAACTGCCCTTTGAGCTTCTCGGTCTGCTTTTGCAGATCGTCGAACGCATCGTTGAGCCGCTTCTGCGGTTCGACTTGGACCGGCCCAGTGAGACGTTCCTTTGCCTCGGCCCACGAGCCCGGCAGCAGGCTTTTCAGATACTTGATGCCGTCGATGATCGCCTTGAGGTCCTTGGCATCCTGCTCGAAGATCTTGCCGATGGTCGACGCGAAGGTGCCGAGGCCGCCCGCGATGTCATCGATCAGTTTCGGATCGATATTCGCCAGCGCATTGCCGATGTCTTCCATCCCCTTGGCGAGGGTCTTGATGCCCTCGGGGTTGCTATCGATCAGCTTTTGCAGGTTCTCGACGGCCTTGGTGGCGCCCGGCGCCATCGCGGCCAGCAACGAGCCCTTCAAGTGATCGAGCGACGTGCTCAGATCGACCGTCGCCTTGCGGAAGGCTTCGAGATCGTCGAGTTGCTTTTGCGTGTACTCTGGCGTCGCTTTCAGTTCATCGTTGAACTTCCGCCACGCGAGCCGCGCCATCTCGGCGCTGCCGAACACTTGCTCGGCGTAGTACCGCGCCGCCGCCGGGCCATGCAGGCGCTGGATTTCCTCCATGCCCTTGAACAGCGCGCGATAGGCGTCGAGATCGGTGCGCGCCCGCTTGACCGCATCGACCACCGACCCGGCGCCCAAATTCCGCAACTCGTCCCGCAACGATCCGAAGTTGTTGCGGAACTCATAGATGTGCTGGTTCGCCGCCTTGAGCCCTTGCTCGATCGCGCCCGGCGCCATCGCCACCTTGTCGGCGGCCGACTTGAATGCCTCCAATTGTTGAACGGTCAGGCCGAGTTCGCGGGCCCCGAACCGCATCTGCGCCATCTGGTTCGAGAAATCGCGCAGCGCCCGCGAGACGCCCACGAGCGAGAGCACGAGGCCGCCGGTCGTGAAACCGAGCGCCGCCAGGGCGGGAACGGTGACGTTCTTGATCTCCTTGCCGACGCCAGCGGCGGCGTTCTGGATCGCCGACAACTCCCGATGCGCGTGCCGGGTATCGACGTTCTTGCCGATCAGGCCGAGGTGTTTCGCGATCTGACCGAGAGGCCCGGAGACCTCGTCGATCAGTCTGGCCCGCATCCTGAGTTCGTCGTCGGCCATTCGATCATTCCCCGGGCGGCGTGACCGCCTCAAGCAGCCGATCGGTCCAGCGCATGTGCCGCTGGATCACCGAGACCGGCTTGGCGAGAAAAACATCCGGGTCCTGCGCGTAGAATTTCGCGAGGCGGTAGCAATCGAGAACTACGCGAGGTCCGGTATGAAAAAACTTGCGAGGCCCCACGCGCATGTCGACCAGTCCTTCGGCGCGAGCGCGCGGATGGTCGACGGCGGCACGGCGGCAAGCAAAGACATCATCGCCGACATCTTCCGCGCGTCGAATTCGATGCGCGGCGGGTCGAACGAGAAATCGATGTTGACCGGCAGGCCTGCCGCCTCGATGTCGGCGCCGGTCGGCTCGCGGAAAGTGATCTCGCTGACCTTCTCGCCGTGAGCATCGACGGGCTTGCGCAGCTTGAAGGTGAGCGGCTTGACCTGCGGCTCGGGCGCCTGTTCCTCGGCGACCGCCTCAAGTTTCGGTTTCACGGCCTCGGGCATTAGCTGATCTCGTCGCATGCATCGCCCTCGAACCGGGCGCGGAATTGACCGTCGTGGGTGTTCAATTCGAGCGCGGATTTGCACCACGCGTTCCGCAGGACGTAGACCTTGCCGTTGATCAACTCGGCGGTGACGGTCGCGTTGGTGATCAACTCCATATCCTCCAGCGAAATCTCGGGCCGCGAGGAGATGTCGCCCTCGATGTAGGGCACGCGCGGCAATTCCGAGAAGCCGTGCACGTAGTCCTGCCCGGCGATGCCTGCGCGCTCGACTGCCGACGGCGAGACCACGAACGAGCCTTTGAGCGGGTATTGATTGCCGTCCACCTTGAGGTAGGCGGTGCCAGCGATTGCGACGCCCATGTGCCTTGCTCCCTGTTAGGAATGAAAAAGCCCGCCGCGCGCTTCACGCGCGGGCGGGCACGACGGATTGAGCGATGCGGGCCTAGAGCACCGACTGATCGAAGCCCCGGTCGTATTGCAGGCGGAATTGCGCCAGCACCGCAAAGATGCGGAGTTGGTTGATCAGGTCCGGCGGATACAGGACGTTGACCCGGTTCGGGTTGGAGGTGTCGCGCTCGACGATCAGATTGTCCTTGAACGCCTTCGCGTTCTCGACGAGGCCCTCGAATTCATCCTGGCGATACTGCGCGACCAGTTCGGCCTTGATGATCTTGGGCGTGACGATCGCCTGACCCGGACCGAACCGCGTGCCGTCATCGGCCAGTTTGTGGCGCGGGAACTTGGTGGTGATCGCGTGTTTCTGCCGCCGCAGCAGCGCCGACAGGGTAGCGAGCGTCGTCACGAGCTCGTAGGCGTCGTCGGCCTGATTGTAGAGGTTCTTCTGGTAGGTCGTGGTCTCTCGGCGGATCGTCGGCACGTTGTTGGAGCCGACGCCTTGCGTCGCAAGGCCGACGCCCGCGAGCGCGTTGCATTCCGCGAGCAGGAAACGTTGGTGCTTGGGCGGGGCGAGCGCGCCGGTCAATTCCAAGGTTTGCAGCGGACGCGCTGGGTCATTGATCAGGGCCCGGCCTGCCTTCGCGGCATAGGCGGTCGCCACGTCCCACGGCGGTGACGGCAGGCTCGGCTCCATGCCCATCACCGAGATCACGCCCGAATTGTTGTTCGGGCCCCATTGCAGCAGATCGGCATAGGTGCCGCGCCGCGCGCTGAAAACGTGCCCGTAGAGTTCGCGGATCCAGCCCCAGCGGCCGTTGTCCGAGAACCCGTATTCCATGTCGATCGCATCGAGCGACGTGCTATCGGTGAACGGGAAAGCGACGTACTCGTAAATCTCGTCGCCCAGCGCCGAGATCGCGGCGGTCAGGTCGGGCACGCCAGTGCCGCCAGCCAGCAGTCCGGTGCCGATGTCGATAGCGAGGCCAACGGGCATCGTCTCGCCCGCAAGCGAGCCGCCGTAGTTGATTGCGATGGTGATGTCGTTGCCCTCGGCGCCTTTGTGCCGCGCCGTCAGCGTCACAACTCCGGCTGCGGCCACCGCCGTGACCGGCATCGATACGTCCTCGGTGATCGCGTCGACGATCGACTGCGCAACGATATCGACCGTATCCTCGGCGTCGATATGCACCGGCACGCGGCGGCCAGCGATGTAGGGATAGATCGTGCCCGCACCCGTCGGCGGTGCGCTCACTGTGATGGTGCCGGTTGCAGCCACGCCCGTAGCCGGTTCGGCAATCGGCAGCATCCAGACTTCCTGCGATGCGCTGTTCTTGAAAAAGATTTGCGCCATCGCATCGAGCATCGAGCCCAAGCCCGCGCCCTGCTGCGCGTCCGCCAGCGAGCCGATCGGCACCGGCACATCCGCCGCCGCGACACCGCTCGCGAGCTTGTAGCCGAACAGCAGCGCCGGTTGACGTTGCGTCAATGATCCCGCTTTCGATGGATCGACCTCGACCCAGTACAGCGGCATCTTCCAGTTCGCCGGGATGTCATTGAACGAGATGGGCATCGGGATTTCTCCTTCGGGTTACGGCATGACGACGCCCATCGCCGACCCGGGCGGGTCGGACGCGGTACGGATCAGCGATGTCGAGTGAGCGGCTAGGTCGCGGGTTTGGCTTTCGCCTCGGACTTCTTCGGAGGCTCTGCCTTGTCAGCGGTGATGACGCCCTCGCGCAGGCGGCGGAGCGTGAATTGATCGGCGGGCCACAGCGACCCCTCGGGCCGGATCATCCCGGCGCTCGGGTGCTTCAATTTCAGATCGCCAACGGCCTTGACGCGCAGCTTGCGGACCATGGTGCGTTCCTCTCAGTTTTGCGGGATGTCGTATTCCTGCGTGATCTGCTGCACCTCGGCGGGGTCGGTATCGGCGCTCGGATACCGGGTCTCGACGTGCATGGTCTTGAAGTCGTCGGGCACCACCGGCTCCCAATAGGTGCGGAACGTCACGACCATCTCGATCTGGATTTCGGCGACCGGCGTCTCGGCGACTTGCGCGTATTGCGACCGCCGATCCATGGCGGTGACGCCCTCGATCATGCGAACGAATTCGGGATTGGTGAGCAGCCGTTCGTCGATGTCGGCCATCCGCTCTTCCAAAATCCGCAACTGCTCGCCGGGATCGGCGTTCGAGATCGCGCCAGCGATGCCGAGATGCAGGCGATGGATGAAACGGATTTCGCCCGCGTTCTCGTCGCCATCGGGCCCGCGCGTCTCGCGCAGGATGTAGACGCCGAGCAACGGCAGATCGGATGCCGCAATCTGGCGCATCGGCGTGCGCCAATACGACTTGAAGAACGGCATCGGCGCGTCAGGCGTCGGGGCTTTCAGCAATTCGAGCACCTTGTCGGCGATTTCGATCGCGTAGGTGCTCATTCGGGCGAGTCCGTCTTGCGGAGCGTGAGTGTCATTCCGCCCTGGCCGTCGACACTGCTATCGGCGACCCAAAAGGTGGTGCCAGCGGCTTCGCCCTCGGTCGGCGTGATTCGATCGCCGTTGACCGGCGGCACGGTCCATTCGCGGAGCCTGATGCCGAGCGTCGTCTGCTGGTCGGAGAAGATGGTGCCGTCCTGCATCTGCACGTCGGTCGGTCCCGACGAGAAAACGCCGCGCGCGACATAGTCGGGCGCGCCGGGCTGCGAGACCTCGGGCCGCACGGTCACCGAGATCGCAAACGTTGTTATCCCCGGCAAAAGGACGAGCGTCGAGAAATCCATTCCCATTGCTCGCCCTCGCGGTGACTAGGTCCGCTTGCCTTGGATCAGCGTGCCCGGGCGCGTGCAGATATTCAGGTTGTTGGTCTGCACGTCGAGATGCACGCCCTTGTTGTTCGCCATCATGTACTGCTTGGCATAGCGCGCCTGCCCGAGCGTGTTCACGGTGTCGAAGTAGTCGGCGGGCGCGAAGTAGGTGCGGAACAGTCCCGGCACGCCGATGGGATAGATGTGGCACTTGTTCGTATCGATGAACGGCTGCGTGCCGACCTGACCGCGATAGTTGGTCCAGAGGATGCCGCCGAACGGGAACGAGCCGTAAACCTGGCCCGAGGCGACGTAGCCTTGGCGCAGTTCTTCGGCGGCGAGCCAGTTCGTGTAAGTCGCGCGCACCTCGGGGTGGGCGATCAGATCGTCGAAGAAAGCGTCGCCGCAGATCGCCTCGACGCCGGAGAACGGCGTGCCATCGAGCGCCACCGCGATGGTGCGGGTGACATTCGCGCACAGCTTCCGCAGGGTGCCCGGCACTGGCGCGGCGTTGTCGAGATCAAAGTCGACCTCGGCGGGCTGCGCCACGTTGAACAGCGTGTAGAGATTGAGCGTGCTGCCGTCGGCGTAGGTGACGATGCCCTTGACCGCGCCGATCCGCGAATACTCGATGGTCGCTTCCTGCGATTGACCGTCGGTCTGCATGCGCTCGCCGACGAGGCGCATCACGCTATCCTCGCCGCTCTCCTGACCGAACGGGCGGATGTTCTGCACTTCCTCGGCATAGACCGCATCGTTGACCTCGAAATGCGGCACGTTGATCGAGAGCAGCGAGCGCTTACCCTTGTCCAGCGTCACGCCGGGGCCGCCGCGCGGCGTGGGCGGGACAAGCGCGAGCACGTTGTTCTTCTGCTCGATCGCCACCGACGTGGTGGTCACGCCGCTTTCGGTGAACAGGCCCCGCGAGCCGAGATAGCCGGGGACGAATTTCAACTTGTTGATGGCATCGGTCAGCGAGACGACGCTGAATGCATCGCTGTTGAAGATGTCGAGCATGGGCATTGCCGTTTCCTTTCAAAAAGACAAAAGCCACCCGCACCCCCGACAGCACGCCGCCGTGGTTGTTGAGGTCGAGTAGATCGATGGGAGGGTTAGGGAGTGGCCGCCGTTAGCGGACGATGATGCGAACGCCTGCGAGATCGACCGCGATCTGCGCCTTCTGCGGATCGGTCAGACCGGCTTTGTACGTCAGGGTTTTGCCGTTCACTTCGGCATCGCGCACGATGGCCGAGATCGCCGTGGTCACGCCTGCGCCGGTCACTGCGCCGTAAAGCGCGAGCGCCGCTGCGACTTGCGAGCCATCGGCAGCGGCCGGATCATGCGCGATGTATTGGCCGCTCGCGGTCACCTTGCCGAGCACCGAGCCGGGCACGATGTTCTGGTTCTGACCGATGGTGACGTTGCCGCGCGAGCGCTGGCCGTTCGCCTCGGACAGCAAAAACTCGGCGGGATGCCGACCTTCATTGAGCGTGGGCATTGTCTGTCTCTCCTGTTAGCTGCGGATGCGCGCCTGTTAGCTGCGGATGCGCGCGTTCAACTGCTCCGCGACCCGCGACCACGCAGCAGTGTTCCTCTCGCGCGTCGCCTGCGTCGGCATCGCGCGGTGGTGTTGCACCTCGAGCTTTTCATCGGCGTCGGCCCGCGCATCGATCAGCTTGGTGCGGACGTTCTCGATGGTCTCGCCGGACTTGATGAAATCGCGCGCCAGGGCGGGAAGGCCCGCGAGGGCGCAAAGCGTGTTCACCTCGTTGACATAGGCGATCGTGCTCTCGCGCCCTTCCTTGCGCGCCGCATCGAGGTTGATGACTTCGGCGCCGCCGCGATTGGTAGGAGCCGGGTCCGCTGCCGTTGGCGGCTTCGGACCCGGTTCCTCAACTGCCGGTGCAGGAGGCGGCTCCTGACCGGCCGTTGTCTTGATGGTGGCTTCGAACTTGACCGCTGCGGCGGGAGGCAAGAGCCGCAGCGAGAAGCTGGCCGCCATCTTGACTTCGTCGCTGATCTCATCGGCGAGGCCGAATTCCTTCGCCTCGTCCGCCGACATCAGGCGGTCTTCCTTCATCAGCGCTTGCACGTCCTCGACGGGCTTTCCGCTGCGGTTGGCGTAGGTCGCGGTCAGCGACTGGTCGATCCGCTCGAGATCATCGGCCATCGCGCGCATGTCATCTGCGTTGCCGAACGAAAAGCCGCTCGCGCCATGGACGAGCAGGAACGAGTTGGCGGGCATGATGATCTTGTCGGCGGCCATGGCGATGTAGGAGGCTGCCGAGGCCGCGATGCCATCGACATAGGCGGTGACGTTCGCCGGATGATGCCGAATGGTGTTGTGGATGGTCACGCCGTCGAACACGTCGCCGCCGGGCGAGTTGATGCGTAGATCAAGCTGGGTGATGTCGCCGAGCGCCTTCAATTCGGCGTCGAAGTCCTTCGCCGAGATCGTATCCTCGCCCCAGAACGAGCGGCCGATCTCGTCATAGATCAGGATTTCGCCGGTCGTATCGTCGGTTTTCTTCATCGAGAACCATCGGCGCATGGTCATGCTCCTATGCTGCGGCTGCGGCTTGATTGTCGTCGGGCGGATCGTCGGAGGTCTCGTCGGCGACCTCTTGCGGATCGGGCGCGGCAGGATCGGTGGGCTGGGTTGAGGATGCGCCGTGGATCGGGAAGTCGAGGCCGAGCTTCTTTTCGCGTTCCTTGTCGGCCGCGATCCGCGCGTCGGTTTCCTCGGGGTCGTAGCCTTCGGCCTCGATGACATCGCTGCGCGACTTGAACCCGCTATCGACCGCGAGCTTCTCGGCTTGCCGGTCTTTGAGGGGATCGACCCACTCAAAGCGCGGCGCGATCCACTTCGCCCGCTGATAGTTGCGCTGGTCGTCGGCATAGCCGGGCAGCGAGATCGTGCCCGCCAGCACCGCGTCATTCATCCAGCGCTGCCAGATCGGGCGGCACATCTGGAAAACCATGACGTTGTGCTGCAATTGCTCCAACCGGCGCCGATATTCGACGATGACGCCGCGCAGCGACGAGTAGGACGCGCGCCGCGTGTCGCCGGTCCCGAGCATGTAGGGCACGCCCATCGCTGAGAAGCACGCGAGCTGGTTGCGATACTGGAACGCCTCGTAGGTGCCGCCGACATCGGCGGGCTCGGAGAACTTGATGTCCTCGCCGGGCAGCAGCGCTTGCATGGTGCCTGGTTCAAGCGGCGCGATGCCGACCTGATCGCTGGTCTCGGATGGCTCGACATCCGGCAGGATGTCCTCGGGCGCGGGCGAGGTGATGAAGCCCGCATACATCGCCGCGAGCTTTTTGCGATCGAGCTCGGCGTCGTCGTACTGGTCGAGGAAGTACAGCTTGACCAGCGCAGCCGTCACTAACGGAACGCCCCGGACTTGGCCGGGGCGCGTTGCTCGAAAGATGTGGAGGACTTGATCGGCGGGCACTCTCACCTGATCGGTATTGAGGCCGCCCATCTCGATCGGCCCGTCGCCAGGATGATTCACGAAGAACCAGTATGCGACGCGGCGCCCGATGAAATCGAACTCGACGCCGTTCATCACGTAGTTGCCGTTCGGCGCGATGCGATTGTCCCAATAGGGCAGCATCTCGCTCTCCAGCATCTGGATTTGCAGCGGCACCGATAGGCCGTCCTCGACGCGCCGGGCGCGGAAGCGGATGAAGCACTCGCCCGCCTCGAACAGCGACCGCGCGGCCATCGATTGCAGGCCGTAGAAGTCGGCGAGGCCGTCGGCGTCGCACTCGTCGGTCCAGTCGAGCCATGCGGTCATCACCGCATCGCGTTGCGCCTCGGTGGTGATCAGCGACGACGGCTTGATCCCGGCGCCGATCAGGTTGCCGACGAAATTCTCGGACGCGGCGGTCGCGTGGGGATTGTTCCGCAGCACGTCCCGGGCGCGGGCGCGCAGCATGTCGCCCTGCCAAGACATGATGACGTTGGACGTGACCGTCGCCGGTCGCCACGGCGCGAGCCGCCGGGCGGAGCGCGCCGCATCAAAGCCGGTCTGGCGCGGCGATCCGCCCAGCGTCGCGGGCGCCGTCGGATCGGCTTGATTGCGGATCGACGGCGCCTTGACGCGATAGCGCGGCTTGGTGACGGCGGCGACGGGCATCGCTTAGAGGCCCTTGTCCCACGGCGCGACCATGCGGAACGTCCGGCGCGCCTTGACGCCGCTCAGATCGGCGTCGATGCCCGCGAGGATTTCGCGCAGTTCGGATAGCGAGCGATATTCGACCGACTTGTCCGAATAGCTCACCCGCTCGGCGCCGGACGCAATCGCGGTCAGCAAATCCTGCTGCTGCTGTTGCGTGAACGTCAGCGTGCCCGGTTTCTTCGCCATGGCTCACACTCCCAAATAGCCCGACCGCACGATCCGGCGCGGTGCACGCGGGAAATTCCGCTGCGTCGGCGGCACGTCATTCGGCGGCGGCGGGTTCTCGTTCGTCCTGGCGGGCGCCTCTCGCTCTCGCGGCAAGCCGACCCGCTGCATGTTCATGAGGTAGCTGGTCGCGGCCAGCATCGCCTCGCAGTCGAGGAAATGGTTGTTCTTCGACCGCCTGATCCACTCCGGTCGACCGGTCGGCGACTTGACCCGCGCCTCGGAAACGATCTGGTGGCAATAGTCGTCATCGATGCCGACCGGCACATGCCAGGCGCCGGGAGTTTCCGGCGGCCAGCGCAATCGCTCGTGCACCCAACATTTCCAGTGATCGGTATCGAGCCTCACCAGATCGAGACCGAATTTCGCCGCCTTGCCCGATCGATTGACCTCGATCTTCGATAGCATCAGCGGCACGCGCATCGGCGCGCTCGATCCCTTCGTGGGCCGGACCCGCTTCGGGAAACGGCGGCAGAATTCGTAAACGCGATTGAGCGGCAACGTGTCCGCCTTGCCCGGGCGGAAACCGCTGTCGACGAACGTCAAATGGATCGGCATCCCGTCGATCGGCGTCGAGATCAACTCGGCGAGCTGGTCCCACACTTCCGTCTCGGCGGTATCGCCGCGCAGGTATCCCCAATCGATCAGCCATGACGTGGCGCGTGGTCCCCAGCCGCGAATGACGTAGGGGATCGACTGCTTTTGCACGTCGGCGGCGATCGATAGCCGAAGGACGCCCTCGGGGACTTCGCCGCGCCGATAGTCGCTATGGCGCGCCTTTTCCTTGATCTCGGCCCATTCCGGCACCTCGCCGCCGCCGGGCGAATACAACTCACCGAAGCCTGCATTGATCGCCTGTTGCACCATCGCGTCGTCGCCAAGCGCGATGGCTTCGAGATAGACGCGAATGCGATCACCGAACGAGACGAACGGCGAGGCGAGGCCCGAAACCCAATAGCTCACCGACATCGTATCCGGCGGATCGCCGGAAACCTGGCCGTTGCGATCGATGGTCTGGCCGGGCGCGACGTACTGGCCGCGCTCGTTCATCGCCGCCTTGTGGCCGTCCTCGATGACGCCGCCGCAGTGCGGGCATTCGAGATACGTCTCGCGCGCCGCCGTCATCGGCGAGACCTTCGGCGGATAGCGCATCAGATTGAAGCGCGGGACGAAGTATTCGCCGCAATGCGGGCACGGCCAGCACCAATGATGCCGGGTGCCTTGCTGCCAGAGTTGCCAGATCGGGCTTTCGATATCGTCAGCCACGGCAACGTCCCAAAAGAACAGCTTCGATCGCTTGTCCTCGACGGCCTCGACGCGCCCGCGCTTTGGTGTCGATGTGACCACGCAAACGAAATCCGCATAGGTGTCGCCGCGCCGCTCGACCAGACCGAGCGGGCCGCCTTGCTCGTTCACGTTGGCGCGCATCTCGTCGTATTCGTCCACCAACGCCAGGACTGCCGGATCGGACTTGAGCGCGGCCGATGATCCCGAATGTGCGAGACGGAAAGGGACGCCCGCGACCATCTTGCGGGTCTTCGTCATCCGTTTGCCGCGCGCGAGCTTCTCGGTCAGCGTCGGCGCCTGTTCGAGCAGCGCCATGACGCGCGGCTCGAACTGCTCGGTGAGGAACTGCCGGTTCGGCCCAACGTACAGGATCGGCCCGGGCCTCTGATCGAGGCGCTGGCCAGCGACATCGAGCATCGCCTCCGACTTGCCGGTCTGCGCGCCGAAGACCATGACCACGCGGCGGAACTGTCCGCTCGCGATCATGCGCTCGGGCCCGACGACGTAAGGCGTTAGATGCGGATCACGCGGCCCGGGGATCGCTGCGGTCTGCGGATAGATGCGGTTCGTCGCCGCCCACACGTCGGGCGGCGTCGGCCGCGACGGTCTCGCTAGCAACGCGAGCCGCTGCCACAGCACGTCCCCTTTCGGCGGCAATATCTGCGACCCGTTCGAGGATGTCATTCAACGCCGTTTCAATTGTCTTGCGGAATTGCAGATCGCGCGTCACGCGCGCCGGAAGCCCGGCGGTCTCTGCTCGGAAAAGCCCGGTCATCTGCTCGACGATCGCCATCGCTTCGTCGATCTCGATCAGGCGGCCTTCGCGCACCGCGTTGCGCAACTCGATCTCGCGCGCCCTGGCGTCGCGGACCCGACTGTCAGCGGCGGATTTCTGCGCGCGCCGATCCGCGTCGTTGCGAAAGCGGATGTAACCTTGAACGACATCGACCAGATAAAACTGGTCCTTGCCCTGTTTCTCGATCCAACCCTCCTTTGAGAGTTGGCGCACGCGCTCTGCCGAAACCATCAAGAGGCGCCCGGCCAGATTGCTGGTCAGTAGTTGACCGCGCCCGCCGCCGTCGGCGCCCGCTGGTGCGGGATTGGCGCCCGAAGCCCCGCCGGGATCGGCGCGGCCCTGTGAGGCCGCTCCGGGCCTTTCCGGAGCCGCTGTAACCCTTTGATCTTCCGCCATTTTTAACCTCGGAAATCGACCCGAAGGATCTTCCAACCACCGACCAGTGGCCTAAATCTGGGCCATTCCGCCGGGGATTTGGCCCAATACCGGGCCGCCGCCGGTCTCCCGCCGGGCGCTGCCGATCCAGCCACCCGGCCTCGGCGGTCGAGACCTCTCCAATCCCGCGAGAGGCCGAAAGGAGACCACCGATGCAACGCTTTTTCGTCAGCATCAAAACCGAGAATGACGCCTTCGCGGGCGATCAATTCGAGCCCGAGATCGCGCGCATCCTGCGCCAGATCGCCGACCGCCTTGAGGCCGGACATCGCGCCTGCGGATCGGTACAGGATGCCAATGGCAACCGCGTCTGCGAATACGGCACGGAGTAACGGCCATGATGGCACGCACTCCCGCAGACATCGGCGCCGCCGCCGCGCGGATCGAGGACGAGACACGCCTGTTCTCAAAGCCGGAAGCGCTGACCGAATGGCGCGAGCGGTTCGGTTACTCGCAGCGCCAAGCCGCCGACGCGATCGGCTGCTCGCGTGGCGCATGGGCCGGTTATGAGCGCGGCGACCAGCCGATCCCGAAATACATCTCGCTCGCCATCGCGGCGCTATCGCTCGGGGTCGGCCGATGACGCTGACCGACATCGAGGCCCGCGCGGTCGAGGCCATCCGCAAGGCCGATCACTTCACCGCATCGCTGTTCCTCGGGCGCGGTCAATACCGCATCGAGAAGCGGCCCACCGTTCTCGCGGCGATGCAAGCCGCCCGCGAGATCGAGAGCGATCCCGCCGCCTTCACTCGCCGCGCGATCATTTACGCCATTGCTCCCGACGGCCACGCCACTCTGCTGACCGCCGCGCTGATCGAGAAACTGCTCAATTTGAATCCGAAAGGAAAACACTGAAATGGCCCGCTTAATCTTCAATGCCGCTGACGTGCGGCGCGTGGTCGAGCATTCCATCAAGGCGCCGAAGCAGGCCGAGATGGTGATCGACTATGACAGCAAGACCGGCAAGGCGATCACCACGCCAGTCAGCGCGCCCGCCGTGCTGCTCGTCCATGATCAAGGCGTTTACCTCATGTCGAACGGCGAGCCGCGCGACATCGTCTCGGGTCAATCGTCATTCGTGGCCTATGCGCACGGATGCCATCCGATCGCCGACGATGATTGGTGGGAGACCGCCCGCGCGCTCGTCGGCGGCGATGATTTCGGCGAGTGCCTGCCATGGGCGAACGAGTTCAAGGCGATGCTCGATCGCGGCGCGAAAGCCATCGCGCTCGAATTCCGCGCCGATGCCATCGAGATCATGGACTAGCGCGATCCGCCATCGCCTTACGCCCGGCGCCGCGAGGCTTCCGGGCGTGAGGGGTCGGAACGGCCCGCATGGTGCGCGCCGCCCGATGAAAAAGGACTATCGATGACCCGACTAACACTCGTCGCCGCTCTGCTGATCGGCACCGCCACATCGGCCTATTGCTTGGACCGCCTGACGCCTGCCGAGATCGCCTCTCTGCCGCAGGATCAAGTCGCCATCGCAAAGCGCGGTTGCGCGGCGCAATGGCCGAATGATTTCGAGATGCGGCTTTACTGCGAGGACAAGCAAATCGCGGCCATGAAGAAGCTAATCGATCGCGGCAGCATGAAGGGAGAGAAGCTGTGAGCGAGCCGATTTTCTCCAAGGCGATCCTCGAACAACTCGCCGCCAATGGCGCGGCCACCCGCGCCGCGCAGCGCGCCGGTCAGCGCGAGCCGGATCACATCCCGGTCGTTAAGGTCTTCAATCCCTACGGCGGCGCCACTTGGCTGCTGACCGAGAGCGACCCGGACGAATCAGATCGCCTGTACGGCCTCTGCGACCTCGGCATGGGCGAGCCCGAGCTTGGCTATGTCGCGCGATCGGAGATCGAGAGCGTGCGGGTCAAGATCGGTCGCCATGGCCTGCCGCTCGAACGCGACCTGTATTGGTCAACGACCGAGCCGCTATCGATCCACGCCGAGCGCGCCCGGCAAGCCGGGAGGATCGTATCGTGAGATACAAGGCCCCGCTCGATCCAGAGTGCCCGGCGGTGATCGCCTCCGCTTCCGCGCTGCTCGATGATCCCATGACGAAAGCCATGGGCGCGCCGACCGACGAGATCATCGCCGATTATGCCCGCAAGCACCGCCGCGAATGCGAGCGATGCCACGACTACGGCCTCGCCAACATCGAGGTCGAATAGACCCGCGAAACGGCCCCGGGCGATCCCCGGGGCCTTTTTGTCGATTCGCCTAAGATGGAGCGTGGGGGTCGGTGCTGCGCCGCCGCTGTTCCGAGGGGGCCTCGGCCATCGCCTGCTTCCCACGCGCAATTCCTCGATACATCCCGGCGCCGCGCCGCTCGATCTCGGAATATTCGATTTCCTTCGGCACCAGCCGCGCGCGCGCCGCCGGATCGAGGAAATAGATGTACCGCATCTGGTAGCCGTCGAGCGGCGCGCCCTGACCCGACCATGATCCGCCAGTCCTGGCGAAGTGCGCCGCGCGGTTCTTGCCGGTCACTTGCGTCATCTTGTGCGTGACCGAGCCGTCGGGCAGTCGCAGAAGGCTTTTGTTCACCTTGATCCCGGTCAGGACGAAGCCCGCCGCGCGATAGATCGTGCCGTCGCCGCACTGGCATCCATCGGCGAACGAGATCACCCAGCCGATGTGCGGATAGTGCTTCCTAATCATCCGCATCGCGATTGCCAGCGCCCGGCTTTCGCTATTGCGGGGCAGCGCCTCGGAGAAGGCGAGCCGGTTCAATTCGAGAAAGCCGTTCCACGGCGTCTCGCGCACCAGCCCTTGAATGTTGCTCTTGTCCATCGACGGGCCGAACGTCATCGCGCCTTCAAGGCGCCCGCCTAGAAAGACGCCTAGCGCAAGAAAAGCGTTGTTGACCGTCTTGTGGCTGTAATGCAGCCGGATGATCAGCGCGTCTGCGTCTTTCTTCGAGATCGGCGCGACGCGGATTTCTTTAGCCTGTCCCATGGCTAGTCATTGAGTTCGTAGCGCATGATTCGAGGCTCCGGTTCGGGAATCACGGCGCTACAACGGCCGTCGCGGAGGCGCCAATGCTCTGAATTCACTCCGCTTTCGGGGCATAACGGATAGGGCGACACTCGCCGCCGGCTCGGCTCGGTCGAGAATGACCCACACCTGACGTGGCGGCTCACGCATGTGATATCGCCACTGACACGCACGCTAAGTGGAGGGGGTCGGTCTCCCAGCCTCTTCGCTAAAGCATTCAGGCGATTGAAACGCGCGGCGAAGGCTAGCTCTCGAAGGGTTGCAAGAAACCGATCCTGTGATCTAGACTAGAACTTTTCGTGAAATCTTGGGGGAGCAATAAAGATGCTTCGGGCTCTGCGATCATTTCTACAAGTGTTTTCGGCTGCGCTATTTTTTCTCTCTTATAGCCAACCAAGTGTCGCCCTACCATTCGTTCTGGATGATAAAGCCGCTGTGAAGGACGTTATTTCTCACTTCAGAGCGGAGATGGCTGGCCTGATAGCCCAGGCAGGTGGAGAGGCGAGAGTCACGTTACTGAGGGCATTCCAGCTTAGTGATTCAATGATCAATGCGCTTACTGCAGCGTATGCAGATTCGCTGACGCTGACCATCGGTCAACTCAATGAGCAGCAAAAGAGAGCATTCTCTCAAACCGGACAGTTAATTGATCAAATTGAAAATGCGGTCAAGGACCCTACCAACAGGGCTCTTCAAGAATTCGCTGACACAAATGCAATCATAGCCGATGTCGCTTCGTGGTCGAAGCGCCCAATTGTAACCCGATATTCGCCGGGGTTCATTGCACCTCGGGCCTTAGGGTCAGAGGTCCGTGTAAGTGTCGCCGGACTAAGGCTACACGGAGCAAAGGTGAAGCCGCCAGTTCTTCGGATTGGCTCAACTGAGTACAAGCCTGATGACCACACCGACGTGTCAATCGGGTTTTCCGTTCCGCGCACCGCTTTCCCGACCAATCAGAATACGCCGTCACTTCAGAGCATTACGCTCGTTCTGTATCATGACGTGAGCGGGCTCATGCCGTGGAACTGGTCTGACGTGGAAGAGATACCATTCCGGCTGTTGATAACGGTATTACCTGAAACGCTTGGTACCTACACGGTAATGACTGTTGTTTCAAAGCAAGGAGACGACGAAAAAGTTCTGCTGACTTCAAGGGTATTGAAGGCGTTCGGTGAAGGTGGGACTTTCACAGATCACGACTGCTATGTACCGAAGGAAGGTTATAAGTTCGACATCAATTCTGCTGAACTCCATGAAACTGCGCACACTGCGCATAAAGACAACGACACGTCTCCGGGTACGAATATTGGAAGAATGGAGTATCACGAGGGCATGAAGACAGACCGGATGATTTGTCCCCAGGCGAGATCGACAGTCGGTTGCAAAGAGTGCGGTGGGCGAACCGAAGGCTACATGACTGTCAATATGGTCAAACCGAATTTTGAGGAGAAGACGGAGAAAACGCAACCTCAGTCGATCACGTGGAATAAAGACATCCCTATCGCATTGACGGAGAAGGCGAAGCGACAACTTATCGAACTGACGCTATTCGATGCAATCACGACTGTCTCGGCAGCAACAGTCGCGAAGACTGTCCAATTTGTTAAGATTGACCCGGATTTGCAGAATCAGGTTGTCATACTTCGGCCGGTCCGGGACTGGACTGCACGGTAACAAAACTGGCTTTGTAGAGGCATGCCCAAGTCTAGCTGGCAAGAAATGAGCTGCACTATTATCGGGACGCTATCCGAATCGGCAACACTCTCGCTTGTGCAATGTCAGCTATTGCCCATCGCGTCATTTCGCGGCGCTGCGATACTTAGTCGGTATCGGGGCATAGCGGACGTGGGGAAACGCACCCATCAATGTCGATTTATGAGACGCGCCCGAGATACTCGGCGCAGATCGCGGCGAGCGCATTGCCTTGCGGCGATCGGTTGGGATTGTGCGGGTCGCGCGGTTTGGCCGCCCTGGCGATGGCGCGCTCGACGATGTCCCACTGCTCGCCGTACAGTATGAAAGTCATGTCGCGATATGGGGAGCGGTCACCTTCGGGCAATTCCGGCATCGCTTCCAGCTCGCCGACGCCGACCGAGAGCCGGGATAACTCGCTTTCCGTGATGCCGGTCAGCGATAGCTCAAAGCCGCCTTCGAGAAGGTCGTTCAATTCGAGCCGCAGCATCTCGTCATCCCAATCGGACGCATCGGTGAGCCGATTGTCCGCGATGACATAGGCGCGCTTCTGCTGATCGCTCCACCCGCGCGCGACGATGACCGGCACCTCGGCGATGGAGAGGAGCTTGCCCGCCGCCAGTCGCCCGTGACCGGCCAGAACCATGCCGTCATCCGCCGCGAGGATCGGCATCGTCCAGCCCCACTGGCGGATCGATGCCGCGATCTGCTCGATTTGCTCGGGCGAGTGGCGCCGCGAATTCCGCTCATAGGGCCGCAGGCGCCCGATCGGCCATACCTCAACGGCGGCTTTATCGATCAAAGCGTCCATTTCAGAGCCGATTTATTGGCCGTTTCCCGCGCTTTAGCGGCTCAACCAAAGCCGAAAACGGAAAGGGCCAGATATGCCGATGGTGCGCGGTCCCGCGATCCCGCGCCGCGTCGGCTTTCCCAAAGTACCTTAGCAATCGATGGCCCTCGCGCGAATCAATCGATCCATGTCGCTTGCCAGCCATTGCTGTCAGCGTATCCGAGCACGCGCTGCCGATCCCAACCGATCATGTAGCGGAGGATTGGCGCCGCCCGGATCACCCTGTTGGTTGGTCCTATGACGACGGCACCGTAGAAGTGGGGCGCATCGATGATGATCATGGGCAGCGGGCGCGAGCCTTGTCCATTTCGAGCAGTTCGACCTTGAGCGCATGGTCGCGGAAGCCGAGCGAGACCAGCGCATTGTGGGCGTCGGTCCATGACAGCCCGCCAGCGACGTATCGCTCGACGATTGCGCGATAGTAGGCGCGCCATTGCGCGAGGTACTCGGGATCGAGGCGGTTGATCGCCTTGTCCCGGGCCGCGCGCTGGATCAGCACGGATCAATCCTTGTAGGGCGGAATGCCGGGCGCGGGATCTTCCGGCTGCGGCTGCTGCTGTTCGGCCTTGTCCGTCGGCGCTTTGTCGCGCCCGCGCTCGTCCTCGTCCTCTTTCGGCTTGCCTGCCATGGCTTCCTCCTGTTAGCGGCGCCGGGTCGCGATCGCCCGGATGATCGCGAGCGCGAGGTTTAGCGTCATCTCCTGCCGCATCACCTCGCCGAAATCCTTGTAGAACGGCACGTCCTGCGGGATCGGAACCGACTGCCGCAGCGAATACATCAGCTTGATGCGGCCCTTCGCCTTGCGCGTCGACCGACCCTGGCGCTGGAAGATGTATCGCCCGCGCTTGAAGCTGTTCCGCAGGTTCTTCGGCTGCTGCGGCGTCCGAATCGCGCCGCCGCTCACTCGCTGCACGTTAACCGACGAGGGGATCGCAAGGTTTCCGCCCTTGGCGCGCCGCGTGCCGCCCTTGGCATGCAGAGACAAGTTGGCGCGACCGAGCTTGTCGTAAATCTCGACCGTCAGATCGCCCTTGGTAGCGCGCGAGCCCTTGGTCGTCAGCGCTGCGTTCATGAACGAACGATTGCGGACGGTCACTGACGACGGCCATGTGGTCTCGATCAAATAGGACCGGGTGTTCTCGGCGGCCATGTTGAGCGTGGTCGCCATGATGTAGGGGATTTGATCAGCGGTCGCGCCGAGGTCCATGGCACGCTGCGCGATCTGCGAGAAATCGAAATCGACCGCGAGCGTCGGCATGGGTAACCACAAAAAACCGATCCCGCCGCCGGGATCGGTCGAACAGTCTTGCGTTAGTGGGAAATACCACGGCCGCCCGATCCATCAGCGCGTGGCTTTGGCCTCGGGCGCGTGCGCGAAGAAAGCACCGGTTTTTTCGAGCCGTCAACGTAATTTTCTGCGGTCTCATTCGGCAGATCAGGAAAGATGCCGGGCAAGAGATCAGCATCCAAATTGATTACGTCGAGTGTAATCAGCCGCTTAGTCACCGCCCTACGGAGCCGCGCGAGCGCCTCGGCGTAGCTCATGACGCGCCCAAATTTTTTTGCTTCGATCCGCCAGGATCGATAGGCGGAGTTGAACCAAGCGAGATCACCGCTCGCGTTTGCTTCGTTGATTTTCTCCTGCACATGGCGGACCGCCGCGTGCACGCGCGACATCGCCGCGTCGTGATTGGTCAGCGGGACCTTCGATCGCTCGGCAACGGCCTCGATCTGGCGTCGGGCGAACTCGGCCCGAACCGCAAGCCGCCCCTCGGGATCGCGCGGCAGCACCTCGGTCGCCTCCGCCACGATCACCTCGGCGGTCTCCCGGTCCTTAACCCAAAACGCGCAGGCGATTTCCGACCACGCCCAATTGTCGCGGATCGCGTCGAAGGTCTGGCCGAGATCGCGCGTAACGCCGACAATGCACGGCTCGCCGCGCGGGATGGTGGCGACATAGATCGCCGCGACGCCGAAAACGATCAGGTACTCCCGATCCGCTCCTTGAGGGATTTCAAAGTCCACCGGTCACCTCTCGCTCGTCGATCGCAGAAAGGGCGGCATGGGGCACGAACCACGCCGCTTGTCTGCCGCCATGGCACCGCCGCCATTCATCTCGCTTGCCTTTGCGCCCGATGATTTTCCCGATCACCTCGTATGTTGGACATCGGCCCGTCACCAGAACGAACACGTCCTCGTCGCGATCATCGTCTCGGATGATCAATTCGTAGTCGGCGCGAGACCGCGTGCGCACCTGAATTGCGCCCACATCACCCCCGCACTTGAACGAATTCACTGACCCAGTCCAGTAAAGGCCGAGCGCTTTGGCGACGGCCAGTTCGCCGCACGCGCCCTCGATGTGGACGTTCCAACCGGCGCCCTCAAAGCCGTTCCTGTCGGGGAGCTTGCGTTTGATGGCCGCGATCTGCCGCATGAGGCCCACCTCCGCAGCCATCAGCACCTCGTGCAAACTCAATTCGACCTTGACCGACATTCTACGACCGCTCGCACTCCAAACCGGCGCGCAAGGCGGCGGCAGCTTCCGCTCGGTAGGCGTCGCGCTGCGCCGCAGGCAGCGCCGCCCACGGCTTTCCCCGGCGCCGTCCATCTTCGCCAACAACCCGGTTAGCGACCGCATCCCTGATCGCGACAGCGGCGGCCTCGATCATCGCTTCGGTGATCCGCATGGTGCCTTCCCTCAGAAGACCGGCACGAGCTCGGCCCGAAGGCCGTCGGCGATGACATCGCAGCCGTGGTCATGGTTCGCGCGCCATGTGTCGGCATAACCGCCGCGCTTGACCGCGACCCATCCCGCGTCCCGATCGAGAGAGTGCGCCAGGGCGACACAGTTGACCGCCCGGAGCAGATGCATCTGGCCGAGCAGGTAGCGCGCTGGCCAGCAGATCGCGGCCTCCATCCGCGTGACATCGCGGAACGACGGCAACAGGCGGGTGCGGTTCTGCATCCGCATCGTTTTCTCCAACTCGCCTTGCTCCTGTTGCGCGAGCAAGTCCTCGAACTCGTAACTGTAGGCGGGCCACGGCGCGCCATAAGCGGCCACCGTGCGCATCGGGATAAGCCGCAGCGTCTGCATCGCCTCGGCCAGCCGCTTGCCGACATGCGGGCCATCCCAAACCGCCGGCGGGATATCCTCCATCACCACGTCTTCGAGCGGGTTGAATTTCAGCGGATCGTCGCGGCGGATCGAGACAAGATCACCCATAGGGAAACTCCGTTTGCATGGCGTCGAGTTGGAGAAACCGCTGTGATGCGGGGTCGAACTTCATTCGGACGGCGCCGCGATAGCCGGTCTGCTCGAACCGGACTTTCGAGATGTGCACGGTCGCCGCGTCGGCCTGCGGATCGCGCTCGATGACGACGCCATGATCCGGCTTGTTAACCCAATGGGCCGAGCCGTCGATGTCGTACAGCGATGGCGCCCGCAATTTGCCGCGCTCAAAAACGTCCTTGGTCGGGTGCGCCAAAACGATCACCGCGACTTCGTATTGCCGACCGAACCGCTTCAGCATGCGGATTGCCCGCCCGATGTACTCGGACATGGTTTCGTCGCGGCGCCTGGCGTGCTCGATCTCGTTCCATGGGTCGATGACCAGCACGCGGATGCCATCGCGCAGCACCGCGTCGCGGGCCTTCTCGATCACCCACTCCAGCGTGATGTCGTCCTCGTCGTCATCATTCGGATCGTTGTCGATGAAGACGAAACTGTCCTCGATGAACCGATCGGTCGCCGGATCGGGCGCGTCACTGCCAGAGATGATCCGGCGCAGCTTGTCGCGCAGGTACGGCACCGTCGGCATCTCGGGCGAGAAGATCGCCGATCGCCACCCATGCTGCCGCGCGAGGTTCGTGAGCAGATTTGAAATCCACGTCGATTTCCCATGGCTCGGGATGCCGGTGACGACCATAAACTCGCCGGGGAACAGTTTCATCCAGCCGTTGCCGGGTAAGCCGTCGAAGATCGACCATCCGATCGAGACCGGCATTAGCGGCGCGAGCTTGGGGTACTCAGAAAGCCGATAGAGGCCGCGCACCGGATACGGTTTAGCCTCGCGCAGCAATTCGCTGACCGCCTCGGGGCCGTGCTGGCGCCGCACGTCGTTCAAGTCCTTGCAGCCGGGCCGATAGGTGACGAACTGGCACCGGCCAGCGCCGAGGCGCCGCACCAGTTCGGCGGCGAGCCGCTGGCCCGGACCGTCATCATCGACCGCCAGGATGAACCGCTTGATGCGTCGCAGCCGATCGCGGTTATTCCAGAGGAATTCAAATTTGCCGTGGGCCTCGTGCTCAGGATCGAGCGGCGGAAGACGGCCATCCTTCGGGACCGGCGGCGCGCCGTCCGGCACCGAGACCGCGAGCGGCCAGCCGCAATCGATTGCGACCATGCCGTCCTCGATGCCCTCGGTGATGATCAGCGCCTGCGTGCCCACTTCCAGCAGCGGGTCATCGAGCGCATCGACGTTCCAGAACGTCCGCTTGCCGCCCTTGCGGTGCCAGAAGAACTTCTCGCCGTTGCGCTCGGTGCGATACTTCTCGTTGACGACCGCGCCGTGCTCGATGAACGGATAGACGAGGATGTTGCCGCCCGGATTTGCGACGACATGCCGGTTCGGCTTCTCACCGACGAGAGCACCCGTATAAATCTCGAACTTGGCGGCCGTTTCTGGCGATATCCCGCGCGCCTCGAAGAACTCGACGTGTCTGGTCGCGAGTATCGTCATAGCGGAAACTCCCGTGGAAATCGTCACAGTGGAAACAGCGGAAAAAGAACCCGTCGGGTTCGCAGCGGATGGAGAGGCAGGCGTGCGTTTTCTTGCGCCGCAGATGCGAACATGCGGGGCAGCGGATTTCCTTGGTGCCGCGATGCGACCTCGGATCGAAACCGACCCGGGCGAACATTCGCAGCACGTCATCGAGAGATCGGCGCTGGCTCATAGGATCACCCTCGGCTTGTCGTCCTCGGCGTGACCGCGAATGATCGCGCCGATGTACTCGCGTGGATTTTCCTTGGTCGACGCCTGCTCGATCGCGGCGCGTGCCAACGGTGCCCTGCCTCCCTTCGCGGTGAGCAGTTGCCGGATCATGCCGCCAGCGTTCTGGCCGAGGACTTCCTTGCCCCGCCGGAACAGTTCCAGTTCGGGGTCGTTTGGCTGCGGCTGGGGTGGCGGTCGCGTCGTTTCGGGCAGATCGAGTTCGCCCGGGCGATAGGACGAGCGCGCGCCGGGAGGCGCGGCATCTTCTTTCCTTTCCCCTCCTATCCCTTCCTTTCCTATCCTTTCCGTCGATACCATTCGGCGAATGTTCGGCGAACGATCGCCGACCGTTCGAGGCGGCGACGGATATTTCGGCGGCTGCGGCTTGTCGATCTTCTGATGATGCCAGCCGGTTACTTGCAAAAACTCTTTACCGTCAACCTCATAACGGACCACAAGACCATTCGCCGACAATTCGTCGACCATTCCACGAATGGTCTCCGACGAGAAATCGTCGCCGGGAAAGATTTGCAGCTTGAGGGTCCGAGGCGAGGCCGGGATGCGACCGGCGTCATCGGCGAAATTCCAGATGCCGATGAACAGCAGCCGAGCGATCGGCGAACATTCGACGACTTGTTCCGAGGTCCAGAATTCCGGTTTGATCGATCGAATGCGCGCCATCAGACCCTCCCGGCATTGGCTCGAAAGACGGCGGTCGCGAAACCTGGCGGCGTGATGCTGCGGGTGTCGGCGCGATCCGTCGAGGGCGAGAAATCGATGATCATCGAGCCCATGGTCGGCTCGACACAGGTTGCATCGGCGAACAGATCACCGGCCCGCACCTTCTCGGGCATGACGAACCCACCGCCGACCCACAGGCACGTTTGCTTCGTGTAGGGGTCGCCGTAATCGCAGGGATCGAACGTGTAGTCGGGATCGCGCCAGTAGGTCGAAAGGGTCGAGACCGGGTTCTCGATCATGTAGGGTGCGCCGCTGTCCTCGCAGGCGCGCCGACAGGCATCGACGACTTGCAGCGCATGGATCAGCGCGCCCAAGCCCTTGCCCTTGAACCAGCGTGCGCCCGAGACCGCGAGATGCGAGCACGGCGGGAATGCGAAGACGATGACCGGGCGCGGCAGATGCGGCGGATACCGCCATTGCGTGATGTCGGCGACGATATGGTGGCGGCGATGGTGCTCGCGCGGCGCCGGTTGGAGATCGACAGTGATCCCCGAATAGCCCGCCTCGATCCACGGCAGCACCATCGTGCCGGTTCGATCGCAAAGAGACAGGACGATCCCGCCCGCGTTCATGCAATCCTCCGCCGGAACAGTGGTGAGGTTTGCAGCGCGAGCTTCGGGTCGAAGACCGAGGCTTGATAGTGCCAGAGCGCGAGCGCGTCGGCGGCGTTGTCATCGCACGGCGCCCAGCCAAGCCGATTGCAGGCGTCGATGGTCGCCGACTTCGCTTCCTTGCGCTTGATCCGGTTGGTGCCGAGGAAATGTTCGCGGACCTCGGAGACCTTGGCCTCGCGCACGTCATAGCCGCGCGAATAGCCGAACTCCTCGACCACCGCGCAAAGCCCGGTCAGCACCCGGATGATGTGCGCCGTGGTGAAACCCGCCATATGCTGCGGCGCCATCGGCGCCTCGAATACGATCAGGCGGACGTTGGGGTCGGTCACAACGAAATCGGCGAGCCATTGACGGCAGTTGGCATAGATCGCGCCCAGCGACGCGCCCTCGCGCGCGAACCGCACCGAGCCGGATCGCGGCTTATCCTCGTCGGGATTGCCGCAAGCCCAGCCGGTTCGCGAAGCGAGATCGAGCGCCAGAATGCGGGGCGCATACGTCATGCCGCGCTCCCGTCAGTGGGCGGTCGCGCTAACAGTCCCGTGCACGGCGGAGAGAGCTGCCGCGCGCCAAAGCGGCAAATCCTTCACGCCCTCGGCGGTCGCCAGCATCGACAGAATTTGCTGCTGGTCCTGCTCAAGCTCCTCGTAGATTTCGCGGTTCCGGGCCTCGTTGATCCTGATCTTGACCAGCGACCGAAGCTCCTTGGTCGGGATGCCGCGCGCCTTCGCTTCCTTGAAGCAGGCGTTGATGCTCTCGCGAATGTTGCGGCACCGGGCCATCGATGACCCGCGCTCGGACGCGAGATCGGCATGGTAGCCGTCGATCTTACCGAGGATTTCCTGCACGACTTCGGAGTCGAAATCGTTCGTCTGCGTTGCTGCTGGCTTCGCCATATGAAAGGTCCCTTTTGCGGTGCGGGGCCTCGGCGAATTGGGATCATCGCCGGGCCGCGCGTGGTCGCATCGGGACCTTCGGCATCAGGCCCTCCCGTAGGTGACGAACAACCGGTGGTGCTTCGGGCACCATGACGAGCCGGACAGCTTCCTCGTGCCGCAGAACATAGCGAGGCCGTCCTCGCCGCGCTCGTCGAGCACAGCGCGGCAGTGGAAGCTTTTGACATGCAGGAACGGCACCGGCTTGCCGGTCACGGCCTCGACCGGCGCAAGCTTCCGCGCGGCGGGCTTCGGCGCCAGGACGGCGACCGCCTCGGCCTTCGGCGGCCGCTTGGTGGTGGCTTTCGTCATCGGCGACTGGCCCTCGGGACGTTTCAGCTTGAGGCGTGAGATTTTCCCGCAGACCGAACTGCGCGTGCGATGCATCGCATCGGCGATCATCGACGATGACGCGCCCTCGGCGACCCGGCGCCGCAGAGTTTGTTCGGCTGCATCATCCCATGTCGGTTGAAAGACCATCGAGCCGCCCCCGTTTGTCGCGAAGCACGACGGTCGTTTTAATAGTCACTGCTTCGCATCAACGTCATCTGTTTTCTGCGGCCCGTACCCACTTGATGCGGGCGAACAAGCGCGAACAAGCGCGGATCGATGACGCGCGTGTAGTTTGTGGTGGCAGAAAATTCGCCAGCACCCTCAAGTTGATCCGTGCCCGCTTTTTTTGATCGCGCATGTTGACAGCTTGATCGAAGCGGGCGGACAATCGCGATGACAGGGAAATGAAGGCGCACAAAAGCGCACCAACCTGATCACCACGGCGCACCGTCTGCGGACTAAGAGCGGGCGGCCTCATCAAACATTTCGCATCAGCGATGCCGCGCTCCGAGTGCATCTCGGCGCCGGTAGGGACTGGTTTCCGTGCGGCTTTGTGGCGTTCGCAAGGCAAAGGGAGGTCGGCATGCAGTCGATCCGATGGGACGGGAAAGTCATAACGGTTCCGGGGATTTACCGGGACATTCCATTGGCCGCCTACCACCGCGCCGATCTGTGCGACGGGATCAGCGTCTCGTCGTCGATGTTCCGCAACATCATTAACAAATCGCCAAAGCACGCCTTCAATCGGTCGTCGCTCAACGCCGATCGCGAGGACAGCGAGACCGAGACCGAGAGCATCGTGCTGGGCCGCTTCGTGCATAAGGCGGTCGCGGGCGAGCCGTTCGATGACGATACGGTCATGCGCCCGGCCACGGTCGGCGGGTTCGCGTACAACGCGAACAGGAAGGAATGGCGCGATTGGCTCAAGGAGCAGCGCGGCGCCGGAAAGTTCGTCGTCTCGCCTGCACTCGCCGAGCGCGCCAAGGGCATGATCATCGCGCTCGGTCAGTTCCCGCTCGTGCAGCAGGGCATGCTGGGCGGATCGCCCGAGCGCTCGCTGATCTGGAAGGACCCGCGCGGCTTCTGGAAGAAGGCGCGGCCGGATGAAATCCCGAACGACAGCGGCGATTTCGTCGATCTGAAATCCACCCATTCGGTTCTCTATCGCGACACGCAGCGCTCCATCATCGACTACGGCTATCACCAGCAGGGCGCGATGGTGATCGAGGGAGCGCGGGCGCTCGGCATCCCGGCATCATCGTTCACGTTGCTGTGGGTCGAGAGCAAGCGCCCGCATTGCGTCCGTGCTCAGACGCTCAAGGACGAGGATTTGGCGCGCGGCGCCGCCTTGAATGAGCTCGCCGCCAAGACCTTCTGGCAGTGCTTCCAGAGCGGGGTCTGGCCGGGCCCGGGCGACGACCGGGCCGACGCCGAATACGTCGATCTGCCCGACTGGTATCGCCAGTCGATCGATGACCGGATCAAGTTCGAGTTGCGGGAGGCTGCGTGATGACCGATCAAACCGTCACGACCGAGGCCCCGCAGTCGCCGCCGCCCTCGCAACAGCAGGCGCCGCCCGATCGAGTGACCCGCCGCGATCTTGTGGAGGGGAACGCGGAGAAGGTAGTCACCGAGCGCACCGAGGCCGTGACGCTGTTCAAGGGCGGCGGCGTGGACTACACGAACCTGCGCGATCTGGTCGATGCCGCGAAGCTGTTGTCCGCGTCCGGCCCTTATCTTCCGCCGTTCATGCAAGGGAATGTCGGCGCCTGCTTCGCCAACTGCATGCGGGCGCAGGAGCTTGGCGTCTCGCCGCTCGCCCTAGCGAAATGGACCTACGTGGTCGTGCAATACGTCAACGGCCAGAAGGTCGAGCAGATCGCCTACGAGAGCCAGATGTTCCATGCCGTGGTCGAGGCGCGTGCGCCGATCACCACGCGCTTGCAGGTCGCCTATGAGGGGGAAGGCGATAACCGGCGGTGCCGGGTGTGGGCGACCTTCAAGGGCGAGAAGGAGCCGCGCTATTTCCCGCCGCTCGATGCCGCGCCGGATCAATTCACGCTCGGCAAGCTTCGCCCCGGTCGGAACGACAGCGGCAAGATCAAGGGGTCGCCGCTTTGGGACATCAAGCCCGACCTTCAACTGTTCTACAACATGAGCCGCGACTGGGCTCGGATGTACTGCCCCGATGTGATCTCCGGGATGTATGGCCGCGACGAGATGGAAGATGCGGGCTTCACCGTCGCATCCGAGACCGCGCGCGATGTCTCGCCGCGTCTCGCCGAGCGCCTTCGCGGGACCGCGCCGTCAATCGGTCAGGCGGCCATCGCCGCGATCGATGCGCAGGCCGCAGAACACGCACCGAAATCAAAAGCAAAGGCGCCTGCCGAGGCAACCTCGGACGACGCCTGAAAAATGGGAGTGGGAAGATGCCTGATATTCGCGACCCGGACGGCACGTCGTTTGCGCGACCACTGATCGTCACCCGCCTCGGCGAAGTTCTTGCCATCGAGGCGGCCCCGCGCCGTGGATTTCCTTCGCGTCACTTGTTGTCGGCGCACGATGTCCGGGTGATGGTGCTGGCCGAGCGGGAATTCTTGCGGCAGCGCGCCGCGCGCGGCTACATGAAGCAGTGCGATCAGGCGTTCGCCAGCATCGTCAAGGGATACGGCATCCAGCCCAGCATCGTCACTCGTCCCGATCGTGATCCCGAATTGATCGAGGTGCGCCAGAAGATGATGGCGTTCGTTGCCGTCGCGACCGGGGCCACTCACCGTCAGGTGGGTCTCGTGTTCAAGCGCGATCACTCGTCGGTCGGATCGGCGTGCACCCGCTACGCCTCCGCCATTCGCGCCACGATCTCAGTGATCCCGCCAACGAGTGAGCCCGATGCGGAAACTGGTGCGTGAGATCGTCACCTTTGTCCGCAAGGCGGGCGGCTCCGACGTGTGGGTCTCCCAAGGCGGCAAGCACACGCGCATCAACTTCACCGACCCGACCGGTCGGAAGTCGCATCTTCTCATCCATCGCGGCGCAACGGTCACCAGCCGCTACGCCGCGATGATCCGCTCCCAACTCCGCCGGAAGATTGCGCCATGAGCAGCGATTTTCCACCCCGAAAGGAGAGCATCATGAGCCTCGCGAGCGAAATCACCAAGTTGGAAACCGAGTTGCAAAGCTGCCGCGTTGAGGCCGACGCGCTCGGCAAGAAGAACGCTGTCCTCGAGTTTGAGAACGACAGCTTGCGGCAGCAGCTCGCCAAGGCGAATGCGGACCGTGACGTGCTGATCCGGCGCTCGGAGGCGATCAAGAGCCTGCTCGATCAATGCGGGGCCACCTTGCTGCACGGCTTGAAGCAGTACGCCGCCACCGAGCGCGAGGTTGAGCGTCGCGAGGAGGCGGGCGGCGAGATCGAGGACGGCATGGCCGCGATCGTCGCCCGCCGTAACAGCGGGGCCATCCATACGGACGGCCTGCAAACCGAGCATTGATCATGTCAACGCGACCCAGCGACATGGAATCGCGCAGGCGATCTGATGACCGAGCGCAAGCCGCATCAAAGCAAGCGCGAGCGGCTTAACGAAATTCTCGGCCCGTTCGGCAACGGGCGGATCGATCTCGCCGAGTATCACCGCCGGATGAAAGAGGCCGGTCTGACCGAGGATGACGTTGACGACTACTGCCAAGGAAAACTGACATGAGCGACCGCGAGCCGATGCTGCAATTCTTCGCCTACGCGCATTTGAAGCCTGAGCTTCAACCAACCAGCGCCAAGTTTGCCGAGATCGCCGAGTGGGTGGTCTCGCTGCTGCCGCGCAATCCCGAGCGCACCGCGTGCCTTCGCAAACTGGTCGAGGCGAAGGACTGCGCGGTGCGAGCGGCGATTTACAAGGAGGACGGAGAATGAAAATCCCGAAGGGCGCCGACATTCAACTCAAGACCGAGAGCGGTTCGGTCGAACTGCACATCACCGCCGCGCTGACCACCCGCACGCAGGCCGCCGAACTGATCGCGGCGATCCGGCAAATCTCGGGCGCGCTGGAAGCGGAGAAGCGCGGCCCGCGCAAGCCGAAGGTTGCCGCCACGGCGGAGGCCGCCTGACATGGCCGACCGCCGGGTATTGCCGCAAAGACGGCGCGCCGAGACGTTCGAGATCGCGTGGGGCGGCTTCGACCGCTGCTTCGCGGTCACGCTCGGCTTTTACCCGGACGACGCCGTCGGCGAGGTGTTCATCACCGGCGGCAAGTCGGGACAGGAGATCGAGGCAATCGCCCGGGATGGCGCGGTCGCGGTCTCGCTGGCCCTCCAATATGGCGCCCTGATCGAAAGCCTCGTTAGCGCGATAACGCGCGACGAGCGCGGCAACCCGTCGAGCATCATCGGCGCGGTGCCCGATCGGATGGTACCGCCTGATCAGGAGCAGAGCGATGGCCGAGCCGAATGACGACACCGAGGATCGCGCCGCGCTCGATGCCGAGATTGGGCGCCAGGCCGCCAACTTCATCCTCGGGATGATCGAGGGCGTGTCGGTGAGCGTCGCCTACAACATCATCGGCAACATCACCGTCTCGGTCTTCACGGCCGTGCCGTTCCTCGAACCCGGCGCAGCCTTGGAGGAGTTCGATCATTGGGCGACGTACACGCGCCAGATGATCGCGGATCAGATCAAGGAGCGGCGGCAATGAAGGTGGGCCGCTCCCGACCGTCGATCCGGCTCCGCGTCAAGTACGCGGCGGCGCTGCTCGCCCTGACCGACGACAAGGGCGAGCCGCTGATCCCGTGGGAGCACGCCAAGGAGATGACCTCGGATCAGATCATCTCGCTATTCCAGTTCGATCATTACCCGATCCGCGCCGAGGCCGGTGGTCCGGCGCTGCCGTGGAATTTGGTGCCGCGCCTGATCCGCGCGCATCGGCGCAAGACCGCCAAGGTCGACTTGCCCGAGATCGCCCACATCCGGGCGGTGACCAAATCGGAGGCCGAGTTTCGCGCCCGGCTGCTGGCGAAGGATCGGGGCGCGCCGCGCCCGCCGAGCCGCTGGCCGAAGCGCTCGTTTCAGAAGCGGAGGGCCCAGCCATGAGCGCGGACAAGGCGTTCGTTCACACGACCGTGCCGTATGGCGACGACGGCAAGCTGGTGCGCGGGATCATCGCCCGATGCGGCGCGCCGGGCTGCGAGGCCGCCATCCCGCTGCCGGTCAACACCTTGCAGAATTCTCGCGGCGACGACACCGAGATCGAATGGCGGTTCATCGCGCGCAAATTGGAGGCGAAGGGCTGGCGTGTCGGCCGCAGCCACGACGCCCATCGCTGCCCGCGCTGCTTCAAGGCCGCGAAATTCTCATCGATCAGGAAGGCGGAAGAGATGCAGAACAACGGGAACGCGATGACCGACAAGCTCAAGGTCGTAAAGGATAACATGCGGGTGATGACCCGCGAGGATCGGCGCATCATCTTCGAGAAATTGAACGAGGTCTACATCAACGACAAAATCGGCTATGGCGATGGCTGGACCGACGAGAAGGTCGCGACCGACCTCGGCGTGCCGCGCGCATGGGTCAAGCTGATCCGCGACGAGAATTTCGGGGACGAGGTCAGCAACGAGAACATCAGGGAGCAGATCAAGGAGGCGCGCGAATTGCTCTCGCAGGTCAAGGCGATCGAGCCGCGCGTCAGCGAGGCGCAGCGGCTGCTCACGGTCGCCGACAAGATCGAGAAGTCGCTGGCCGAGATCGCCAAGGTGCTCAAATGACCGAGGGGCCCGCCGTCCTGGCGACGATGATTTGTAGGAAATGCCAACAGGAGAAGCCCGAGGCCGATTTCTACATGCTGGCCCGCGACGGTTGTGCGCCCCGGCGGATGAAAGTCTGCAAGGTCTGCCATAGGGCGCGCACCGCGCAGAGCACACAAGAGCGGCGCGGCCGGGCAAGGGAAACGAGGCAATGACGATGACCGAGGAAGTTAAGGTCAGCGCGATCGATACCGCGACCGGCCACCGGCTGGCGAGCGTCAAGGAGGCGTGCCGCTACGGGAAATTCTCGCACACGAAATGCTATGAACTTATCAATGCCGGGCGGATCAAGGCGAAGAAATTCGACGCCCGGACCCTGATCGACCTCGATAGCATCGATGCCATGTATGCGGCGCTGCCCGATCTGGTACCCAATCCCGGCGCCAAGTCTTAGGACGTGCCATAAAGGCACAAATGTCAGCTTCTGACGTTCGTGGCCAGAACCCGACATGTAGCAGAAGGGAGGCCTGCCGAGTGCGCTACCGCGCCAAATCCACAAGCGGCCTACACGCAAGCCAAGCTGCCGCCACGAGATCGAGCGCGTTGGCATCCCGCAACTCGTTGCAACGGTCATAGCGGAACAGAACGCCCATTTGCATCTGGTAGTTAGAACCTTCCTTGTGCACGAATGAGCTATAGGCAGCGGACAACCATCGTGGCTGCACTTTTGGAGAACCGCTCTGAGGAACCGCCGTGCGCAGATCAAAGTCGATTCGCGCGTCAACAAACGGTATAGCGCGCTGGGACGGATAGCGTCGCTGTACACCCCGACACCACGGGGTAGCGCCTGGATGCTTGCGCAACAGCGGCTTCAAATTGTTCACCACGCGGGTTACAAGTTGCTGAAAGCCATCTTCGCCCAGTTTGATGAGATTACGTCGCATGGTGCCGTTCACCGCATTAGGAACTGTCACCATTGCTTCCAGTTGTTGCGCCACTACGCCTAGCGTTAGGTGCGGATAACTCGTGAAATTCTCAACCTCGCCGGACGATGCGAGTGACAAGAAGTCCCACACTGCGTCACTCTGTCGTCCCGTTATGGCGGAACGGCCCGGCGCCTTGGGATTCATTTTGAGTTGGTCGCGCAGATCGCGGCGTCGCCTTAGCTCACCCATTGCGAGCTCAAGCACGCGCTTGCCTTCAAGATATGTAAAGGGATGGTCGTGGCCAAAGGGGATACCGGAAAACATCGTCAATGTGCCCTCCACAAATTGCTCGCTGTCGATCAGCTTGGCTTCCGCGATCTCCAAGTATTCGGCCGCAATTGAAGCCCATTCGCTAGTGGAAGCGTGTCGGCGCAACCAAGCATAAATATTCCGCCATTCGAGCAGCACGGTGCCAGGGGGCAGGATGGCAGGCAACCTAGGAGCGATGGCAACGGCGGTGATCGCATTAAAGCCGCGACGCTCCGCAGTGCGGCGATGACGCTCTAGCTGACCCGCCTCTAACTTCGCGATCACCTTGGTTTCAATAAACACACACCAGCCGTCGCCATCAAAAATCCATCCGTCAGGAATGCCCCGCCGTTCCAATTCTTCCTCGCTCGGCTCCTCCTCACCCGGATACTGCTGTTCAAGCACCGCCAGCCTGCTCGGATGACACGGCGGCTTCACTCCAACAAGCTCACGCAAAAACAGCCCGAGTAGCTTTCGGTCCCGTTGAAGCGCGGTCAT